GCCCTGATGAGGTGCGGAACCCGTATAACCATCATGCTGTGTACGCTCGAAGGTTATACGCTCAATATTCAGCCCATTCTTCCGACGGATGTCCCACGGATCGCGGACGAGCGCGGGATTTTCGTCGTCTTGGTTCATGATAGTTACGCGGTTGGCCGACCAGTTCTTAACCGCGAAAGAGGTAACGGCGCCGGTAAATGATCCGGGGGCAAGTTTTATCTCATCCCCAAGCCCGGCACCGGATTCGAGCGCGGCTTGGAGTTGGGCGCCGTTTGCGCAGTTGATCGTGACCATTACCTAGCCCATCCATAAATTGTCCAGCATTCGGCGCTGGAGCTTAACGTGAAGGAACCGCCTGGGTAGGATGCGAGTTCTTGCGGGCCGATCCAACGGTGACGGGATAAGCTGCTCGTAGAGGTTGCCTGTACCGTACCTAGGCCGAGGTCGTCTGAACTAACCGTGCGGCTAGCGGTTTCGGTGAAGGTAGAGACGAAGAAGCGTCCGCCGTGACGGAGTTGTCGGACAGCGGGAATGGTGAAAACGGTGCCGGTTGCTACTTGAATTGCCGCGCCGAAAAGTTCAAACGCTCCGCGGAAGCCGAACCGTTGAAAGGCGGAGGCAACAGCTACGGAGCAGGTAACGTTTACGGCGTCGGACGGTGCGCGGAACCAAGCTGCGTCGCCGGCGCTTGTTGCACTTGGCGAGGATGCTCCGGTGAGTGCAATTGCTCCGGCGTTACTAATTGGGCGAGCGCTGGCTGTAAAGTTGTGAGTGAAGCCGACAACGACATCTCCGATCAAGCTGTTGGCGAACCCAACTGTATCGACTGAGCCGCTAGTTCCGTCAGTGATGTATGAAACTGCGCGGTAGCCCATTAGATACGGCCTACTTCTTGCCAGCGCGCCTGAAAGTTGGTCGTCTGCGGGCCGGTTAGGGTGAAGCCAAGCACTCCGAGCGCAGTGATGACGTCGGTGTAAACCTTGTCTGTTTCTTCGTTAGAGAGGTAGGCAGCGGCTTTCTTCTGGCGCTTGGCGTCACGGAACTGCGCATCAGTGAGGCCATCAGAAGGCGCGGATGCGTTCATCGCGTTTGTAACGGCGAGCCGTAGTGCATCCTTCTGGGCTTGTGGCAGCCCTTTAACCAACGTAAACCACTCCGGCCCGGTGAGGTTGAACTCGGTCGCGAGTTGGTCACGAGTGGTTGGCGTGCGCGTCACCGTCGTCGCCTGGAAGGTGATGATTGTCTCAGTGATAATGTGGGTATTACTTCCGGTGACGGTGCTGACCGGAGCTGCGTCGATGACCGCTTTCCAAACCGCTCCAGTTGACGCCTTCGGTACGTGCGCAGCAACCCACTCCGGGGTTACATTCTCGTATTTGTCGATGACATTTCCGGGAAAAACTAGTGCGTAAAGTGCCATGATTATGCATCCGTCGCTGCGTTGGAGGTGTAGGTACCGCTGATATGGGTAACGATCGCGTCCTGCGCGAGGTCGTCGTTACCGGCGGTGCCGTTGCCGTCTACGTCTCGAGAAAGCCGACCAGCGATAGTTTTACCATTCGCGGGAGTGTTGGCGGCGGTTACTGCGCCGGTGGCATCGGAAACATAGCGAGTCATTGCAGTTGCGCCGTCGTCGACTACGCGTACCGCGGTTCCCCACGAACCGTCAAGAGCTTCGGCGTTCCCGATTGCTTGAAGCTCGAAGCACCAAGTGACCGTGGCGGTGGCGTTTGAGGTGACGTGATACCAGTGAACCTGGAAGGTGAAAGTTCCGTTGTTGTATTTCTTCGGAAGTTTAATGTCGAAGTGGGCAAAAGCATCTGAAGCGGTTGGGAAGGCCCAGCCAACGAGCATTTTATCGTTGGTGGCAGTCTCGGCAAAAACTGGAGAAGCACCAGCAGTTACCGCTCCAGTCATTTCGTGAGCGTAAATGGTGAAGTCGGTTACGCCCTGGGCAATCATGGCGTCGAGTTGGGTTTGGATGGCGGAGGTTACGCCATCAAGATAAGACATCTCTGTGGGGGTGATAGTTGCCGCACCGGCGAGGATGTTGTTGGAGTTCATATCCAACGTGCCACCAAGCTGCGGTGAGGTGTCGTCTACGAGATCACCACCGCCATCACTTCCGCCGCCGATGAGAAGTGCTCGATTGTCACCGCTGACGTTGGTGATAACTAGAACTCGACGTTCGCCGTCCGGAATGACAAGAGGGAAGGTGAAGTTAATTGTGGTGTCGAAGATCGCGGTGGAGGTAAAGGTAGTTTCCTGACCGCTTGCAAAAAGTTCAAGAAATCGGGGGAAGGAATTGAGACCGGTGGCGGAGGCGATATCGACGGTGGCCTCGGCGGCGGTTACTAATCCACCCCAGAATGTTGCGCCGTCGATGTCAACTTCGCTCGAAACGATTGGGATTTCTTGATAGAGGTAGGCGGCGCCCATGCCTTCGGAGGTTAGAAGTTTCAACCCCGCTGCGAAGTTCCAGAAATTCTCGTCAGTTGCGAGGGATCCCGCGGCGCCGCCAAGGCCGAGGGGGATGGCAAGCCGCGCTCCGTATGTGGCAAGGTCCGCGCCTCCCGCGGTGATAAGAGCTTGGAGGGCGACGGAGTTACGAAGGGCGGCTGCCAGTTCGCCTAGTTCTTTATCGGCCATGGACTACGCCTCTACGTAAATGGTCATGGGTTCGAGGGCGACGTTTAGCACGTTACCGTCGGGGATGTCGTTTAGGTCGGTGTCGATTACGAGGTTTTGGAGTTCCTGAATCGTGCCTGGAATCACCACATCTTCGGAGATTTCGTTCCCGGTCACACCCTGTGCGTTCTTTGTGCGAACTTTGATGGTCGCGGTTGTACCCCAGAGGGAGACGTAGACCTCGGTGGTGTAGAACTCGGAATCCGCGGGATCGACCAGGGTTTGCCAACCGTCTACAGAGTTCCACCATTCAAGTATGCCGAGGGTTCCGGCGTTGTCCCCCTGAACCACAGCGTCCCCCCAATCAACGGCGGAGATGTCGGTCGTGAAATCGACCTCTCCATCATTGACCCCCGGTTCGATCTCTGAGGCGAAGCCAGAGGGACGGTCGCGCTGCGCCGTCACCTCCGCGGTGTTCGCCCAAGTTACGAGGTTGAGTCCGATGCAGATCATTACACGCGGTTCTGTTCGACCTTGATGTAGTCGATGGTAGCGATTCGCTGCGCGGTTCCGCGGTTGCCGATGACGATCGCCGGGGTGAGGGCAACGGTTGTGGTTACGGCGGCGGCGACGGAGCCCATGGAGACACCGTTGATGAAGCCCTCGACCACGCCGGCGGCGGAAACCTCGATGCGCAGGTGGATGTAGGTGTCGGCAACGAGGGCAGTGCCAGAGACTACCGGGGTGACATCGGTTCCGTTTGCGACGCCGCCGAGGGTAAGCATGTCCACGGTTGCGTCTGTGTCGAAGATAATCCCGCAAGCATCGGTAGCGTCGGAGAGCGGATCGGCGGCAAGCATGTAGATTGGACACTCGACGGTCGTAACCGCGACGTCGGTGAAGCCCATGAAGAGATAGACCGCGGTGATGGCGTCAACCTTCAGCCGTGCTTCCATCGCGAGGCCGCCGGAGTTGGCTTTCCACGCCAGCCCGATTCCGTTGAGGACAGAGTTGTTCGCGGCGTGGGTGTCGTCGGCGGTGCTGGATTTCAGTGTGACGGTTCCGTTAAGAGCCGCGGCAACGGTTGTCGCAACCTGAGTGCCTGAACCACTCCCGGCGGTGGTGACCCATGTATCCGCGGGACCAGCGTCTCCGATCGCCCACGTACCGAAGAAGTCTTCGTAAAGGACGTACTTGGTGCCGAGGGCGAGGTCGTTCAGTTTCAACCCAAGGGCGGCGGAAAGGGCGGTGAGGGCCGCGACAGAACGATCCGTGCTCGCTTCCGCGCGAAGGGCTTCGAGACCACCCGCGAATATTCTGGTTGCGGCGTCGGCGCTGCGAAGGTCGACAGATTCGGCGGCAGAATACGGCGGCATTTATAGATTCTCCGATAGGTGTTGGAAGGCGAGGATAAGGTCGGGGACGAGCTTGGAGTAGTCGATGGCGTAAGGGATGAACTCGGGATCACCTGGGCCTGCGATGGAACCGGCACGGACGGCGTAGGGGGCGAGGAGTTCGAGTTCTTGGGCGATAAGCCCACGTCCGGTTTCACCTGTGAGCTCGCCGGTTACGCCGGAAAGCCAGTCGTAGTCTTTGACGAGCATTGCGCTCACGCGAGCAGCGGCGGCGGCTTTATCAGAGGGGGTTTGGTTGGCTTTGAGCCGACCGTCGGATGAGGTGTTGAAGTTGGTTTGACTGTTTACGGATTCGACAGAGCCGACGAGACCGTTGGCGTTGTAGAAACGGTTATGGTTGGCGGAACTTGTACCGGTGCGGGACGAATCCATCGTCGTCGCGGAATTAAGTAACTTCCCCGAAGTCACACCAGTGGCGGAAAAGGTTCCGACGTTGTGGAGGGTCATACGCTGCAGCGGACCCGCGGAGTCGCTGTAGATGACTCCGGTTGCGCCGGGGTAGTTTAGCTCGTCCACGCCAGAAACGTCCGCGAGGAGTAGGACGCCAGGGGAGGCATTTTTACCTGTAGCACCCTCGGTGAAGACACTACCGCCGCCGGAGTTCATAACGATGGAAAGACCGCCGCAACCGGAAAGGTCACAATCTTCGAGGGCGACGTGGGAACCTTGGCTGACAACGATGGCGTCGTCCCCGGCTCCAGAGAAATCGCTATCCGAACAACGACAATCTGCGCCAAGAACTGCGCGGAGGGCGGTGCCGGCGGCGCCTGAACAATCCGCGGCGGTCATGGCAAGGTAGGCGCGGTGGACCTCAACACCGTCGGCGCCGGAATTGGTGAGAGTGGCGTCGATTAGGTTGACAACGGAAGCACGAGAGATGAAGACCATTGAATCGCCGGAGCCGGCGGCCCGGACATCGGCGTCGGCTTGGCCTGCGTCAACTGTGCAACCTTGGAAAGTTGCATTCGATCCTTGCTGAATACGAAGGGCCGGACCACCAGAGCCGCTCCAAACAGTGTTAAGGGCGTAGATTCGAGAACCCTGGCAGTAGAGGCCACAAACACCGGTGTTGATAACCCCGCAATCTTCGAGAATTTTAACACGAGAATTTTGAGCGTAGATGCCATGCCCCCAGTAATCTGGGTCGCCTCGGGGCGAGTCCATATCGAACTTGCATGCAATGGTTGGGGCTAGGCAGTTGGAGAAGACGAAGAGGTTTTGAGATGAATCAAATACCGCGCTGGCTTCACCCGGAAGGTCGGAATTGTCGACGCCGACGAAGCTGGGGCTTAGAGTAACTGTGGCGGACCCTGGGGTGCCGAGATCTCCGGCGTAGGCTATCTCGAAGGCGGAGAAGTCGCCGTTCTCGAGGCGAAGCCCTGTTGCCGGTTGGTGCCCGTCTTCGATCATGAGGGTGATCTTGTCGCGGGTACGACCGTTTACGCGCTTGGATATTTCGTTAATTGCGGCGTCGAGGGTGGGGAAGGTTGTTGGGATGTAGTAGGTTACGGCGTCTTTGTGCCCGACGGTTATGTCTACGAGGCGTGCCCAGTAGGAGTTGCTGGAGTAGGTTTCCGGGTCCCGAGCCGGGAGGGTATGTGCGACGCGGCAAACGTACATCACGCCATCGCTCACCACGATATCATCCGCAACGTAGGGGTTGCCGGCGATGTAGGCGAGGGATTCGACTGTTTCGAGATCCGGCGGGACTACTGGGGTATAGCCGAGGAGCTGCTGCTGTCGCATGACGGTGAGGTCGAACTCGCGCTCGATCGCCCGCGGGTCGAAACCGGAGACTGTGTTGAGGTCGATCCCGGTTTGGGTGAACGGCACCCACCGCTCGATCCGAATCTCTACCCCGGATGCGATCGGGGACTCTCCGAGGTCACTCGGATACGTGATGGTTCCGCCGAGATACCCATCCGAGGCATCGCCGCTTCCACGGGTGAGCGTGTATGATCCCGTGGAAATCTCCACAAACGGATCGTCGCTGCTATCCCGCGAGCTTACGAGAATATGTGAATCCGCGTAAAACCGGAACGAGAAGGGAAAATTCCTTGTCGCGCCATTCCCGAGCCGATCAACCGATCGGTCTTCCGTCTCAACTGTCACCTTAACCTCCGGTGCCGGGGCGCACGTTCCTACGCTCCCTACATCCTACACCAGAGTCAATCCCTCCGCGGGATGTGTAACAAGAAAGGTGTGTATCCCGTTTTCCACTCTTCATTATATATGAGGGGGAAAAGGGATTTTGGAATTTATATGTAATATATTTTGCGAAGGGGGTGGCCGGCGCCAGCTGGGGGTGGGTCTCCGCCGACCCCCACCGGGCCGCAGGGTCAGGGAGTCCGGGGCGGGGGACTCCGTGCCAAGGGGAAAAAGTTTTTCATCGTTTCACCTCCGGGTTGATGTTGCAGCGCGGCGGGATTACCGCGCTGCAATGGTTAGGTCAGAGGAGATCGTCTTCCTCGAGGTCAACATCAACCGGCGCGGCGGACTGCGCGTCAACGATCACTTGCGCGCGGACCATGAAGCGGTCGGCCTCATCGGCGGCGGCATCATGGCGAGTGATGTAGTCGAGGATTGCGGTCCCGTTGGGGTAGGTATTGCCCGACTTCGCGGATGTGGTGAAGTACTTCTTGCCCTTCTCGTGCTGAGCAGCCTTGGCTTTGATCGCGGCATCCGCGCCCTTGCCGAGCAGGCCAAGGCGGGAGAGGATGTCGGACTCGGCAAGCTTGAGCGCGACCTTCGTGGTTTCGTCGAGTCCGCCGGTTTCGAACTGCGTGGGATATTGGCCAGCGGTGATCTGGTCTGAAATTTTGACCATAAGCGCCCGCTTGTTGTCGCCCTGAACGTCCTTCGTCGCGACGGACATTGCCCGCTTGAAACCCAGAACGGCGAGCGTGCGGATCGCGGCCTCGTCGAGGTTCTGGAGGTCGTAATTCGCGGTAACGGTGGGCGAGCCGGTCGGTTGGGCAAGCTTGAAAGTGAAGGTCTGTGGGCCGGTGAAAGTGTGGTTGGACATGGTAGGCTCCTATCGCAGCCGGGATTGGCTGGTACGTAGTACCAAATCGGAAAAAGTGAGTCGTGTCAATGCACCGACTGGTTAAATACAGGCAGTTTTCCACAGGTATTTGGGCCGAGGTAACATATTGTGATCGCCGTCCCGGCAGGGGTCGCGCAATTCGAGGTGTCAATCTGCCGGGATAGACTCGCGGGTATCGCCGGTTATACACACAGGTGCATCGTACACCCCTACACACCCCCTCCCTTGCCCCTACTTAACCGACATCACTCGGACCTTATCCCCAACTTCCCCCTACCCTCTCCCAGTTGTCCCTCCTGCTGGTTTGAGGGGTGGCATAGGCATACACACGATCCATTTCCGAGGTTCAGTCTCTTTCCGAGGTTCTTCTGTTTTTCTTTTCTAAAAATATTTTTTTTTTAGAAAACAGAAAGAGAGAGAGAGAACCTCGACCGAAGGGAAGGCAGGGAACCTCGAAGGGACTTCGTGTGTATGGGGAGGGGATGCCGGGGGCAATTCCAGCAGGACAGACATGTGGGGGTATGTAGGGGAATTTGGGGATATGGTAGGGGTAATGTCGGTCAAGTAGGGCGTAGGTAGGGAACATACACACCGTATTGCAAGCGCTTCGCGCATATGATAGTGTGGGGGTGGGACAATTTGTCCCGCGAAAAAGTATGAAGGAGGCGATGATGATTGAGAATATGCAGGTCAGCTACAACAACGGCGACGAGTCGTGGACTGGGCGGATCGATATGACGTTCTGGTCAGTGGAGGCGGCGGCGGAAACGTTCGAGGCAATCAGGCTCGGCGAAGCTCGGGGCTGGACGAAGGACGTGGAGTATCGGGACCGGGAAGTGGAGGTTCAGCGCCCGTTTCTCGTATTCAACACTGACACAGAGCAGCTGGTCAAGACAGCAGTAATGGCGGTCTGGCAATTAACCGAGGGAAAGATCACCACGATTAAGTTGCACCGTCACCTGACCATGGCAGGGCTGAAGGAGTCGAAGGATCAGGTCGAGGCGTGGATTGCGGAGCTGGAAGCCGCAAATACCGTCGCCGAAGGTTGATAGCTTCTAGGGCGTGGAGACGCGCCCTACTTGGTATCAACCGAAGGAGGATGTGATGACTATCAAAGAACGGGCGCAGATCATTCTGAGCCAGAACGGTTGGCGGCGCGATCCGCAGCCGAAGAGCGGAAAGTATGCGGTGTATATCCGCAACGGATCGCTGTCGAAGTTCTACCTCGGCACCCACGGCGCAATCAGGTTCGGCGCCACACAGGCGAAGTCGTATTCGATGAACCTCGCCACGCTGCAAGCGGTAGTGGTCGGGCATGGCCCGAATACGGAGGTCGAGCTATGACTTGGGTCATCAGGAAGATATTCACCAATGGCTCCGGCGGCGAAGACGTCGCGTGTGTGTGGCCGCGTGAGTCGTGGCGCCTCGCCCAGCGCCTGCTCGTCGACTTCGAGCGGGACGACTTCACCTGCCGGTATGTGACACAGTGTCGGGGAGGGAAGTGATGGAAGTCCTTCTCTCAGAGTTCACCCGCGCTCGCATGGCACAGCGGAACCGCCAAGTGGAGGTGATGGAGCCCGGCCCTGATGGCCGGGACTGGTGCATAATCCCATCCTCCACCCTGACCGCCGTCCAGTGCTTCTACGGCTCGGACGGCGACTTCGACGTCAACCTCAACCACTACCTTTCCCACCACACATCGAGGGCGATGAAATGAGCCACTATACCATCGACTACAAGGGGCTGACTCGGGAGCAGGCGATCACCAAGGCGGTCGAGGATATTAAGGAATATCTCGGCCCAAGGACGTGGGCAAAGCTGGAAGAAATGTTCCCCGGCGGCGCGAAGATCAGGCGCAGAGATTTCCGGAAGTGGATCAACTCCATCCATTTCGCCATGATGTTCGTCGGCGTCCGCGGCTTCCCGGTCTACGCCTACAAGCGGTATTTCTTCTACCGGGCCGAGGTGGTCGAGGGTTAATTTTCTGGGGTGGGCGGAAACGCCCATCACGGTGACTTAACCTAGGAGGCTACAATGACAAGTGCAGTTGGTTACTGGCCGATGCTGAACGCCGTCGACGAGTATTACTACGTCGACTCGCCGAACGAAGGTTGCTGCTTAAATCCCTCCGCATGTTTCATGCTCATCCCCGAAGGTCCGGCGGCATACGTCCCGGAGGGAATTCAGGTCATCTACGACCCGACCTCGAAGTTTTTCTCCGGCGCAAAGAATTGCTTCGTGTGGCAGGGGGACGAAGGCAAAGACTACGGCCTGCGCCGCACCGGCCGAGACATCCCCTCTTACTCCCACAGGATGTTCTGACATGGCCGTGTTCGAGTCATTCTCCCCGGCGCTGAGGCGCGAACTGAACAAGGTGGTTCGCCCCTATCGCTACCTCTACCGCAACACCACCGAGGCGATGAAGGATCGCGGGGAAACCCTGAACGTGCTCGACGTGCACGAGTTGAACCTCGTCGACGAGAGCGACCTTCGTGAGGTCTACTCCAACCGCAACCAGTTTTACGAGGGGTGAACATGAAAATCGAAGGCTGGGTCGAAGAAATCGTGGAAGAAATGCTCCGTGGAAAAACAACCACGGGGCTTTCATCCGCTTTCATATTCGAAGGCACCCCTCAAGGTCATGCTTTCTGGGCAGAGTATGCCTACAAAAGAAAACCCTACGACGACAACTTCGAGACCACGCTGATACATCTTCAGGCGCTACAGGAGGAATAAAGACTGACTCCAACTTTCTAGGGGCGCGCAATCGCCCCTAGCTTGATGGAGCCATTTCCATCCATAGGAGGCTACAATGAACGATCTCTTTTCTCGCAAGCAGATGAAGCTTCGCGCCGCGCTCACCACTCGCGCCCCGCTCCACAACGCGTTCCGCATCACCGTTTCCCCGGACGTTTCCCTCGACACCCTTCGCGTGTTCAAGGCGGCGTTCGACAAGATCGAGGACCATCGGTCGGTGTACAATCACCCCGGCGTGGTGGCGCGGTGAAACTCTACAACCCCTCCAACTACCTCGACGTGGAGGCTATCCTCTCCACCGCCCTCGAACGACAAAGCGAGGGCGGTATTTTCTACACCATGCGAAATTACGGCGAGACCGTAAAGTTCATCCAACGCGTGGGGGAATATCGGAAGGCACTTCAGCAACTCGACGCGCGAGGACATTCCGACGGCCGGCCCGGAGCTTCCCGGTATGATATGGTGATGATAACTCGCCCGTGCGGGTGTCACCAAGGGTGCGTGTTCCGCAAAAAGGACGGGCCGGAGGGAACCTGTACCCCGACAATCCACATTGGTTTCCGCAACGTCATCCGCGGAACGATCACTGATGTGGCTGGGAAGAGGCTGGACGTACATGTCCCCGAAACCTTCCACCATTCGGAGCTAACATCGGCACCGGATGCACTCGTTGAAACCGCGGTGGAGCTACGGAAGAAGCTCGCTGCTAAGATGAAAGGAGAGATAATTGATGGTTGAAATAGGCGTCTCCGGCGACACCCTCGACCTGCTTCGGGAATATTCCGAGGCAGGCGGGAACATCTCCATCTCCAACGCGGTTCTACAACCGAACGGAACCTTCCTCGTCCGTGTGCCGGGGAAGTTCTTCCGTGACGCCCTGCGCTTTTCTTCCGTAGACGTCGACGAGATAGTCGCGGATTATCTCGGGAGCCTTTTGGGATGATCCTCTACCGCTACGTTCGAGGGGCATTCACCGAAGCGGACAATCGTCCGTTTTTGGGACAACAGCCGGACCTTCCCCTCTGCAAACCGATGCTTAGCACCCACGCAGTAGAAAAGGAGACCCCAAAGGGATATTGGATCGCGGATGAGATGGGCAGGAGAAAGTTTGTCCTCAAAGGCCGCGGAAAACGCTACGCTCATGAAACTCTCGAGTGGGCGCTCGAAAGCTTCATCCGCCGCAGGGAGCACTACATCATATGGCTTCGCCATGAACTTCGTGCGTCCGAGGTCGTCCTCGGAACCGCCAAGGATTGGGCAGCGAACGGTATTCCGGAGGAAGTCAATGTCTATGTCTTCGGATGACCTCTGGCGGGAGTCCCGGAAGTACGTCGAACCGTGCCTGATCATCTTCCGCACACCCTCCGGCGCCTACGCCAGCTACTCCCGCAACTACAACTTCGCGGGATACCTATCCCCGCTCACCTGTATAGAGGAACTAACCTTCCCCGAAGTCATCACCCGCCCACCGCTGGAAATCGTCCCACTCTTCCCCAAACTCAAACTGGAGATTAAACTATGAGTTGGCTTCTCATCCTCTTCGCAACCACCACAGGAATGTCCGTGGTCGCCGCCTACGACTCCCTCGACGCCTGCACCGCTGCATCCGCCGCATTCACTTCCGAGGCAATCCGCAATCTCCCCGACAACCGACCGGGGATTTTCTGCGTCGCCGTTCCCACCCCGACCAACTAAGGAGATACAATGTGGGCGGCGAAGCGCCGAAGGGAACCTCCATCCGTGGCGTGCTGACCGAGGCGTTCCGCCGCAAGGGTTGGTCGGAGACGCATGGGGAGAAGAAGCTCTTCATCACCGCGGCGAAGAAGGAGGACGTCCCCGACTACGCCACGCTCCTCAACGATGAGGTTCCGTTCTAAGCCTCAATCTGTGGCCGTATCACGCGGCCACAGTCTCGGGCTTAGAAGAGGAGAACCCGATGGAAGGAATACTCGCCGTGATCATTTGGTTGGGGATGCTCTACATCCTCGACCACGACGCAGGAGGGTGAAGATGTGCGCCGCCGTATCACCGTGGTCCTCTCCCGAGAAGGCCATCGCATAAGCTATACCTCTACCTCCACAATCGACGCCCTAGATTACGCCGAACACATGGCACTCTGGGGCTTTCACCATGACGCAACGAAGAAGGAAACAATCTATGCGCCTGACAGTCATTCATATTCGCGGTGGACAGCCGCGCGCCTACGCTGACTCGGAGCAGGTTAACCAGCTAAAGTTCGAATATCAGCCGTGGATTATCGGGGAGGGTCATTCAGATGATTGGGAACCCGCGAAGCTTACCCCCGAGCGTGTGATCGAGTGGGCGCGGGTGGCGCAGGTCGGCTACACGAATCGCCTCTACGGCGAACGGCGGGAAGGCGAAGGGATGATGGAAGCTGCCTTCGCCACCTACCTCGACTACATCCGCGAAGTCTCTCCCGGTGTGTGGGAAATCCGCACCGTTTCTCCATACACGGATTAAGTAGATGAAAATCCACGCACCATCAGTAGTCGCAGACCTCCTCATGCTCGCGGCGGTTAGGATCGAAATCGCCCTCAACAGAGGGGAATTGGCCGAACTCGATGCCATTCTTCTTCACCTTATCAACACCTCCGACGTGAAGACCGACGAATGCGCAATCCGCATTTTCGAGGCAGCGCGGACTTCCATATCCCACGTAGCACATGAGGTAGATTCGTGAAACAGCCCACCCACGAGCAACTCGCAATCGTCGACTTCATCCGCTCTCGTAAAGAGAACCTCCAAATCGACGCCAAGGCCGGGACCGGTAAAACCACAACTCTCGTCGACATTGCCGAAGCCTATCCCCTCCCCACCATCGCCATCGCGTTCAATAAGAAGAACGCGGAGGACCTAGGCAAGCGTATGCCCTCCCATGTTGAATCGAAAACCCAACACTCCGTGGGTTTCGCGGCGACAAAGAAATACCTCACCACGAAGTGCACGGTCAACTTCAACAAGAAGCACCAGATCATCAAGGAATACATCGAGGGCTTGGGCGCCGTCGACAAATCCGAAGCCTACAACTCCTTCTCCGATATCCGCAAGGCCATCGATTTCGGATATTCCTCCGGCTGGATTCCCGAAACCGGCCGCTTCCCCGTTCGCGGACTTATCGAGGACCATGAGTTCGAAGCTTCCCTCGAGTTCGAACCCTCCAACCTCGAGCGGAAGATCATCCGCGTGTGCATGACCAAATGCATCGAGGAGGGACTAAAAGGTAACATCGACTTTGACGATATGGTGTACCTCCCCGCCCTTTGGCCGATGACCCTGCCGCAATATCCGCACACCATGGTGGATGAGGCGCAGGACATATCTCCCCTCGGCCACCGCCTGATTGATAAAATGGTCGGTAAGAACCGCCTCACCGCGGTCGGCGATCCGTGTCAGGCAATCTACGCCTTCCGAGGCGCGGATGAAACCTCCATGTCCACCATGCGTGAACGCTTCGACATGTCTACCCTCCCCCTGAACATCGCCTTCCGCTGCCCGAGGGAGGTTATCCGCAACGTCCACTGGCGGGCGCCGGAAATGACGTGGCCGGAGTGGGCGATCGACGGCGAAGTTCGCACAATGGGGAAATGGGATTCTTCCCTCGTCCCCGACGGTGCGTACCTAATCTGCCGGAACAACGCTCCGATCTTCCGCATGGCGATGCGTTTCATCCGCGACGGGCGCAAACCCAAGGTCCTCGGCAACGACATCACCGCCGGGATTGTTAAGTCCCTTCGGAATATATCGAAGGACGACCGCCTCCCATCTGAGCAGGCGCTGGAACTCTTCGAAACCGAGGCGCGGAAGCTTCGCGTTAAGTACAAGAACTCCGGCTCCATCAACGACAAGATCGAGTGCATCGAAAACTTCCTCATCGACCAACCAACACTTGGCCTCGCCATCCTCCGCGCAAAATCCATCATGGACCTCGACGGAAACGTGCAGATGATGACCGGGCACCGATCCAAAGGAGGGGAAGCGAAGGAAGTCTTCTTCCTCGACCAGCACCTTGTCAAGGACGAGGGCCAGGATCGCAACCTCCGCTACGTCATCTGCACCCGCGCACAGGAGCGCCTCACCTACATCACCACGGAGGAGATGGAATGACCTCTACAGACATGAAAGATCGACTTCGCTCTATGGCTATAGATTGGCGCGCCGCCGCCGAAGCTGAGGAGGCGGTTTTCCAAAGCTTCGCCTATGTTCGCGAGGCTTTCCATGCCGGAGATCGATCTGAGACAATAATGCACCGTCTTCGTATCAGCAATGATGCTCGGGGCAATCGTGATCGTTTTCTTCGTGATGCGGATTGCCTAGAATGGTTATTGAAAACGGAGGAGATGGAATGAGTTGGGTTCAAACTCTAGCCTTATTCGTTCTCCTCGCCAGCATCTCTCTCACCGTCAACAAAACCCTAACCCTCGTGGAAGATCAATGTCCAATAGCTTCCTCAACTTCATCCTCTCCCTTGCTCTCTGGCTCGGCCTCGTTGCCATAGTCGTACTGATCCTCGTCGGCTTCCTCGCGAAGCGGAGGGATGATTAATGAAAACCACCACCACTCTCTTCCTCCACAACCCATCCGGGGAGGTAGTCGCTCACACCGACTCTCCCGTCGCGATGGACATGCAACTTCGTCACGCGGCTAAAGGCTCCTTTGTTACGGTAGAAACCAAGGAGATTATCGTCAACCGCGCCTTTCTTCAACGGCGCTTCCCAGAGTACTTCTAATGATTCAAATGCGCTACGCCCCGAAAGATCGCCCGATTCTCCTCCACTTCCCAAAAGGATGGATACAGGGAAGATGGCACGGAACGGGATGGTATCCTATTCGCCTCGATTCCCACGGCTGCGGATGCTGTGCGGAGGAAAACCCCGAACCCGATGGCTGGCAAGAGCTTCCCCAATGAAAACCAAAGAAGAACAACACAAAGAGGCTATATTCTACATCCGCAACCTCGCCCGCATGGATAAAGTGCTGGAAATAATCAGCGAGGCAACCTCTCGCATCTACTACATCGGCCACAACGACGGTGCTCGAAGCGAAGCGGATTTCCCCCGGTCGAAGGGAGAAATGGGCCAATGACCCTCTTCATCGTCCTAACCTACTGCGTTGCCAACCTATGCTACACCGTAGAACTCCCAACCACCTCCTGCGGCGGCGCACAAACAATCGTCGAAGCCTCAACCTGGCTTTACGCCGCCCACCCGACCGCCACTGTGCAAGATGTGAGGTGCGCAGTAGGCGAATCACTGTGAACGGAGGATGTGTACACATGCACGCTGCACCCATACACATCCTCCACGCGCCGCCTTGCCTTCCCCGCCCTAACGTGATAGGGTACATACCAAGGCCCAACTACGCCTTTTTCTAGCCTGACCCGACGAGATTTTTCTTGCCTTTGCCGTGCATATCGACTATCTTTTCCTGACTACCCTGAAGCCATAACTGGAGCACCCAATGGCATCCTTCAAGTCCTACGGCCGCGCTTTCAACGTCGCCGATCGCTACGCTGCCGGTCACGTCATCAACGACAACGAGGCCGGTGTCCTGAACCAGCAGATGGCGGAGATGATCTCTCACCGCCTCCGCAATCAGGTTCTCGTCGACCTCGCCAAGGGCGACACCGTTCCCGAGGAACTCGCCGCCGACGCCGACGCCTTTGTCGCAGAGGCCGCGGCTTCGTTCGACTTCGGCACCGCCGCCTCCCGCGAAAAGCTTTCTCCGCTGGAGAAGGAAGCGCGGACCATCGCCGAGCGGCACGTTCTCGAAGCCGTCAAGAGCGCCGGCCTCACCGTCGGCAAGCGCGGAGTCGGGGAAAAGACCGACGACGCCGGTGTCGTCACTCCCGCCGTCCCGGAAGAGACCGGCGAGGGCATCTACGCCTACTCCACTTTCCGCGCCAAGGTTCGCGAAATCGCGAAGGACCCGGAGGTCGTCAAGTCGGCCACTTCCGTCCTCGAAGCCCGGAACAAGAAGGGGAAGGTCTCCGTTGCCTTGTAATTCCGCACCACGCCGCTGTCCGTTTCCTCTCCGGAACAAGGCGGCGTAACGCGGATGAGCCGTCGTCGTGGTGCACATTTAAAACATGAGCGCGGAAGGCACGGCGGCGGTTCGGGGAGAGGTGAGAAAGCCTCTCCCCACCCCTCGGAGACAACATGACCGAACTTGAACTCCTCCACATCCTAGGCCGGGCGCATCAATCCGCGCTCGGCATTTGTGTGAAAACCAACTCCCCCGAACGCCTCCGAGCGAAGCTTTACCCCGTTATGCGGAAGAATAACTTTTCCGGTTTGTCCCTTTCTATCTCCCCCAACGCTGATGAATTATGGATTGTGAAAAATGAGCCTGACACGGCATAACATAGTCCTCTACGACGGGGATATGGAGAAGATGAAGGAGTACTACCCCAACCGGGCCTCCCTCATCATTCGAGAACTTGTCCGCCGGCATCTAGTCGAGCGCGCATCCAGCGCACCAAACATCGTGATCTCTTTGGAGAAACCAAGTGAGTGACACACCCATCGCCGACATCTACAAGATGACCGCGGAAGAGCTAGCCGCGGACCCCACCCACCTCGACCTTCTCATCGCAGACCTCCGGCAGAAGCGGATTAACTTCAACACCGCAGCCACCCCGGCGAAGTCGAGCACGAAGATCGCTCAACCGAAGCTTGATCTGAAGATTACGTTATGAGCCGCTACGGAGAGATGTTCGACGCCTCCGGCGTTCAGATGGTGTGGAACTCCCACTCCCTCATGGATGCATCGAAGTGCCTCTACTACTACAAACTATCCGTGATCGACAGCTGGCGCACTTCGGAGGCGAATGACAACTTCATCTTCGGCGGAGTCCTCGCCGGATGCTTGGAACATTTCTACCTCCAGCGCAGCGCGGGGATGGATCGGGAAGACGCCATCCGCTCCTCTGTGCTTAAAGCCATGGTAGAAACCATCGGCTGGGAGTCGAAGCACCACATCAAAGACCGCGGAACGCTTATGCGTACCCTCGTTTGGTACTTCGACCATTGGCGGAATGATTTCCCCGTCCTCGTCACGGACGAAGGTCCGGCGGTGGAGAAACTCTTTCGCATTTCCGTGGATAACGGGATCGAGTTCGTCGGCCTGATCGACCGCGTGATCGAGTACGTCCCCGGTAACTACTACCTCATGGACCAAAAGTCCACCGGGTCTACCCTTTCCTCCTACTTCTTCAACCGCTACAATCCGAACGATCAAATCTTCTTCTATTCATGGGCCGGGCGCGCAATCTTTCCCGTCCCTATAGCGGGATTTATAATCGACGCAGCGCAGGTCGCGGTTGGTTTCTCTCGCTTCGACCGCCACGTCATCGAGTACACCGATGCGCAACTCGATGAATGGTATAATAGTGCCATGCACCATATCGAAGCGGCGCAGGAAGCGGTACGAGATAACCACTTCCCCCAACGTTTTACCTCTTGTATGAACTACGGCGGGTGCGAGTTTCGGGAAATATGCAAACGAAGCCCGGAATTCCGCGGGAACTTCTTGAAGAAAGACTTTGTGCAGGTGAAAGAATAATGGGCACCCTCCGCCAAGCCGCCGCCGACTCCGTTCCTCTCGCGAAGCTTTTCGTAATCGGGGACACCAAGTCCGGCAAAACCACCCTTCTTCTCGACCTCATCCTCGGAGGTTACTTCGTCCATGTCGTTGACGTTGACTGTAAGATATATCCCTCCTACCTATATCAGCGGATACTTGCGACTGGTAAACCCGAACTTCTTGACCGACTCGACTTCGTTCAATACCGGGACGAGTATATCATGGACCCGATCGAGGGATCGGTCCCAAAGCATCCCGCCGTCGCGTTTGAGCGAGTCACCGCTATCACCACAAAATGGGAGGATGGAACTCGTCCGTGTGAGTGGGGGCCAAACCACGTCTTCGTCGTAGATACGCTGAACAGGCTCTCCGACGCCGCCTTCGCAAAGAACTATCTCCTCATCAAAAACTCCAACAAAGACCACAAGGTAAACGACATGCGGCAGGTCTACAAAGCCGCGCAAATGTCTATCGAGCGCTACATCGCAGGACTTTGGTCCGACAAGTTCAACACTAACGTTGTCATCCTCTCCCATATCAAGGACGTGGACCTGGAGTTCACCGTCACTCGCGACGGCCAGAAAGTCGCGACAAAAACCAAGGGTTTCCCCGCCACCGTTGGCAACGCCCTCTCCCAAACTATCGGCGGGTACACTAACGATCTATTCCAGATCGAGATATCCGGCCACGGTCCTTCGGAGAAGCGCATGATCCGCACCCAACCAAACCCGCGGACGGAGGTCGGTTCCTCCCTCGTCGGCCTTCCCCCGCAAATCCCCTCCGAAGGAGGACTTCTCACCATATTCAAAAAACTCCGCGGCGAAGTATAGATTAGGTCATTTGACCACACCACAACCACAGGAAAGACTCATGGACTTCAACACAATCGCCAATGTTTCCGTCTCCGAAGTCGAGCCGCCGAAGGAACTGCCCGCTGGAACCTACATCTGGTCCGTCGACCAGCTCCCCGAGCAGAAGGCAACCGCCAAGGGTAACGGTATCATGGTGAACTTTCGCCTGAAGCTCGTCGCCCCGGCGGACCCGTTCGAGAACCCCGTTGGTCTCGAAGAGTACGGCAACCCGGTCGGCGAGGTTCGCACCGTCGGTTTCTACTACCCGGAGGTAAAGCCCGACGACATGACCGACGACGCCTTCGAGCGCAGGCAGAAGGGAGCCTACACCGACATCGTGGACTTCCTCACCTCGACCCTTCGCGTGGAGACTTCCGAGTCGTTGATGGAAATGCTCCAGGCGTCGCTCTACGCCCAGTGCCTCGGAACGATCAAGCACGTTCCGGCGCATAACAACCCGAAGAAGCTCGTCGCGGACCTCCGCGGCAGCGACTGCGCGCCTCTCGAGGCCTGATCCACTTTAGGTGGCCCTGGAGGTTCTGGGGCCACCTAGCGGGGAACAGGGGTAAACCAAAAGGGACTATGATGAAACTTCTTCTATCCACCACCATCGCCTTTGCCATTGCCACCTCCGCCTTTGCCTACGATCAGGGAGACAGCAGGGCGGACGGATTTGACTCAAACACAAAAACCACTCGCGGATACGACGGGGTTTCTAACTTCTACGGAGGTCGTGGTTGGGAACACCCCCAACGTCCCGGCCAGATGTGGGATAAGAGCAACAACCCCGTCCGTGTACGTAGCAGTGGAAAATGGCACCTCGCGTGGAATCCAGATACCGGGCGAGTTGCGTGGTTCCACGGCTTCGTCGACGAGGTAACATCGACCGAGTACCGCCGCCTCCTTCGCCTCGGTGAGCACCCCACCCACGGGCGGTTGAGGCAACTTAATAACGCTACAAGCGACTGGAATGCGGCCTACACCGTCAATTATGGATCGTTGCAGGACGCCACCAACGGTTGCGGTAACTGTCAGTGAAATCCAAGGGTATCTCCCTCGCCATCCGCTCCGCCAAAGGTACGCTAACCAAGGCGGAAATAGCGGCGGCGACGGGAGGTACCCTCCACGGCGTTAATATTGCAGCGGTTAGGTTACGGAAAAAGGGATTTGTTATTAACTTTAAACGGCCAGATTTTATCATGGATCAAATACAGAGGCTCGCCGACGGCACACTCACGCAAAGAGAGATCGCGGAAACTGTTGGGACCTCCTACATCTACGTGCGCGTAGCGCTTCATCATCTACGAAACAAGGGAGAGAAGGTTTATGTTAAATATTAGGAGGTTTAGATGACCGACAGAGACGCCCTGATCGAGGCGGTAGCGCGGGCGATTTTCAATTCAATCTTTGAAGATGACGCTGGCGATTTCGACAGGGCCGAGACCGATTGGCAAGAACAGGCAAGGCGCGAAGCCAACGCCGCCCTCTCCGCCCTCGCTGCCCACGGGCCGACAGAGGCGATGGTGGAAGAAATGTACGATAACCTGCCGTTTGGCAACGCTGGGCGGCGCGAAATCCGCGAAGGTTTGGCCATCGCTCTCTCCACCCTCGCCCAGCCGGGAGGCTCCGATGACAAGTGAGGCACCAGAGCGCATCTTAGTGGACACGAACCACGAGGATTTCGGCGTGAGCGTTGCCTACAGGCAAGCTGCGCCGCACTCCATCGAAGAGTTCGCGCTGACCGAATACATCCGCGCCGACCTATGCGGCCCATCCCCCGTAGCCGACGAGTGCTATTTCCAAGGCACGTTCCAGGTGAACGATCACTTCAAGCGCACAGCAGACGAGCCGCGAGAGGCTGCCGAGCATCCGCTCGAATGGGACTTACCCGTAGCCAAAGAGCAGGAGGCGGTGGAGGCGCTGCGAAAAGCTGATTGGGCGCTACAACCATTCTCCGACTGTGTGATCGACCCAAGCGGCTGTGAGCCTCAGGTGCTTGAGACAAAGAGCGCCTTGAGCGACCAGCGGTTTTTCGATGCACGCAACGCTTACCGAGCAGTCCGCGCCGCCCTCCGCGCCCTCAACAGGGGACCGCGAGAGACGGAGATCACCGACGAAATGGTGGAGCGGGCTAAGGTTGCGCTCAACGAGACTTGGCGCACGGCCCCGATCTACATGGACGCGACCGAGATTGCCCGAGCGGTCCTCAGCGCCGCCCTGTCCAAGGAGACGAAGCCATGAGCGCCCTTGTCGAACGCCTCCGTCAGCAATTGGAGATTGACTTCAAGTATGTCGATCTGAACCTCTTCACGAAAGCTGCCGACCACATCACGACCGTCGAGGCCGAGCGCGACGAGGCGTTGAAGGAGGTCGAACGGTTGCGGGAAGACAGCGCCGAGACACTGGCGATGTTCCACGCGCGAGCTGAGTCAAACACCGGGGCGATCGCCGCCCTCACCGCCCGCCTCGAAGCAGCGGAGGCGGCACTTCGCCCGTTTGCGAATGAGGCGGACAACCTTCACGGCTACCGAGACAACCAAAACAACGGAGAACTGATCTTTCACATCTGCGTCGGTGACTTCCGCCGTGCCCGCGCCGCCCTCACCCAGCCTGCCACGCCAACGGAGTAGAACCCCATGCGCTTTCAGGATTTCAGCACCGCAAACCGCCGCCGCTGCGAGGCCGCAGTCGGCTTCAATCACCCGCTCGCCAGATGGTCAACGTCCGACTGGTTCACCGCCGTCGTGGGAGAACTCGGCGAGGCTGCCAACATCGCGAAGAAGCTGAACCGTGTGCGCGACGGCATCCCCGGCAACGATCAGACGCCAGACGAGTTGCGGGCCGCCCTCGCCGACGAGATCGCCGACACGTTCATCTATCTGGACTTGCTGGCGCAGTCGGAAGGCATCGACCTCGCGGCTGCGATTGTCGCGAAGTTCGACCGCACGTCGGCGAAGATCGGCTATCCCATGGCCCTCACCCCGCCTGCCACGGAGACGCCGGATGCCCAGCGGTAAATTCACATCCTACCCCATCGACTCAATAACCATCCTCCGCGACGACCGACAGCGACGTGACCTCGAAGACGTCTCCGACCTAACCACCTCCATCACCCGCATCGGCCTCGTAAACCCGATCGTAATCACCCCGGAGGGTGTACTCGTCGCCGGAGAGCGCCGTCTGACCGCCTGCCGCCTGCTCGGTTGGACCGCCATCCCAGCGCAGTACACCACCGACCTCGACGAGATCGAGCTCGAACTGATCGAACTCGAAGAGAACCTCCGCCGGAAAGACATATCCTGGCAGGAACAATGCACCGCGATCCGCCGTATGCACGATCGCCTCATTCAAAAGAACGGCAATGACTGGACGCAGGCACAAACAGCCGAGTACCTCGGACATACAGAAGCATTGGTTCAACGCTACCTCTTCGTTGAAAAAGAGCTTTCCGCGGGAAACACTCTTGTCGCCTCTGCTTCTGGGATCGTCACGGCAACGAATATGGTCCGGCGAAAAGAAAGCCGCGCCGTTGCGGAGCTTATCCGAAATATTAACCCACCGCAACATGAAGGCCCGCCTATACTCAACCTCGACTTTTATCAATGGCTGGAGTCATATGAAGGACGGCCGTTTAATTTTCTACACTGTGACCCTCCGTATGGAATAAAGATGCAATCAGCGGCTGGGATGAATAAAGCTAACCGGGAGCGGTACGCGGACAACCCCGAGGACTTCTTCAACTTCGTCCGCGCCATCCCGCGCATCCCGATTGAAGACTCCTGCCATATGATGCTTTGGTTTTCCATGACGTTCTATCCGTGGACGAAATTGGAGCTACATAACCAGGGGTGGATTGTGTCGCCGTTTCCACTCGTCTGGGGCAAGTCAGACAACCTCGGCATAATGCCCGACCCCGACCATGAAGGGAGACGTAACTATGAAACCGCGTTCCTCTGTACTAAAGGTCAGCGTAAACTTGCGCAACCAGTCTCTAACATTTTCTGGGGAGCGCGTGGAGATGATCTTCACCCTTCCGTCAAACCTCGAGATATGCTTCGACATTTCCTCCGAATGTTTGTCGATTCTACAACCTCAATGCTCGACCCCACATGCGGATCGGGTAATGCTGTCCGAGTCAGCAAAGATATGGGTGCTTCCTTAGTCCTCGGACTTGAGCGCGATCCCGTCTTCCACCGCGACGCCGTGACATATTGGAGTGAATGATGGAAAAGCGCAAACCGATCTACGAAGAGGGTGAATGGTATCGCCGCGCCCGGGAACATGCGGAGCGAATGGCGGAAAAGGATGGGAAAATCCTCGTAGAGTTCGAGTGTGAGGTAGGAAAATCCCCACATGTCTACATTCTGAAGGACAAAGAATGAAGAAACTTCTAATACTACTTCTCGCTTCCACTCCCGCCACCGCTCACGAAGCGCCGAAGGGGTGGCTTTACGAGGGTTCATGCTGTGCCGGCGACGACTGCCAACAGGTCGATTCCTCCGTAATGCACATTGTCCCCGGCGGTATCGCCCTCGTTATGAAAGCCGGAGACCACAAAAAGCTCGAGTCTGATATAACCTTCGACGCCACCCGTGTTCTTAAGCGGAGTAAGGATGAGTTCCTCCACGTGTGTTTGATTAAAATGGCCACCCCCAAACAGTGGCAGCCAACTCCCGACCAAGATCGAGACTACGTTTACATGAAAGCGGCGGATGGTAGTTGGTACCGCCTCCTCTGCGTCTACATCCCGAAGGAGAATGGTTAATGGCTCTCGCTGCAAAAATTTGGAACGGTAACAGTCTTGCCAACATCATCTTCGGCACGCGCCACACGGGCAGCTACGAGGTGCTCGACGGCAAGGGAGGGAACGACCAGCTATACGGCGGCGGCGGTCCTGACTTCATCCTCGGCGGCACCGGGAACGATGTGCTCGACGGAGGTAACAATTTCGGAACCTCCACCACATTCCCCGGCAACACCTACATCCCCAACGTCGGCCGAGGGTTTAACGACACATATGCAGATCGCCTCTACGGTGGTCCCGGCAACGATGTTCTTCACGGCGGGCCGAGGAGTTACATGAACGGCGATGGCGTAGCCGATGGTAATCCGCCTTTACAGATAGATCGAGGTGACGACTTTTTTGTCTTCCACGACGCCGGAGGGCAGGATTGGTTAAAACTTGGCGCCGGATATTCCCACGTTTCGCAATTTGATTGGAGTGCAAAGCATCGGGATAAGATTAAAATGGTTGGCGGTGAAGATGCCTACGACGTGGTAAAAGTTTCAGCGCACCTAACTTCACAAGACAAAGACGGCAAAGGTGGTGTTTATCACCTAGATGATTTCTGGATAAGAGGAGATCACGGCGAGCGCGTGCGAATAACTCCAGAAAACAATGGGCACGGAACGGATGTTTATTTCCACAACAACAGTGGGACAACAGCCGAGGCGTTGACGGATATACAAACATTGACTGATCCTTGGTTTATATGAGGTGCCCTATGTTGCAATCTTCCTCCTCGTTCTATTCATCATCCTCAAACTCCTCAACCTCGTCCCGTAGTATACTAACCTCCGACGACATCATCTACATCCGCCGACTTATTCGTGAGGGGGTAAGTCATCGTCAAATAACTTCCCTTGTTCGAGTTGGTATGAGTAGGATTAAAAAAATCGCAATCGGCCAACTCTACCCCGACCTTCCCGAGGTAATCCCCCTCCACGAATACGAACGGATTATGAAATTCAACAAAGGTATCCACGGCCGTTCTCACCGTTGTTATGCTCCATGGAAAACTCTTCCGCCAAAACTTCGTGAAGAATTTATCCGGTTAACAACCAGGAGCAGCAACAACCGCTACACCCATAACGAGGCGTATCGGAAGATCGGCCGAGCGGACCTTATCAAATTGAGGATGGATCGGTGGAGTCGGAATGGTGATTGACTTCTCTTTCCGCGGCGGGTATCATACACATTCCTGCATGATGCACCAATACACATGGTCCCACAATGGCTAAAAAACCACTCGGCCCGCTCGCAAGATATGCATTCGGATACTCCGACAAGAAACCGGGATGGATGTATTGGGCAATCCATATCGGAATGATAATCTTCCTTCTATACCGGTGCGTGCATGTATAGACCCATCCTCCTCGTCGGGGAAGCCTACGGCGAGGAAGAGGACCGGCGGAAAACCGCATTCGTCGGACCGTCCGGCCGTTTCTTAAACTGGCTTCTTTCCGACGCCGGGATCGAGGGCGGGCGGTACATGGAGGACAACCGTGGAAAATACATCGACTGGTCCGCTTCCCACGAGGTCTACCCTACCAACTGTTTCAACCTCCGCCCCCGACCGACTAATAATATCTCTAATCTCTGCGGACCACGGAGCGAAGGAATCGTGGGTCTACCGGCGCTGGAACCGGGACTTTACCTCCGGCGAGAATATCAGGTGGAGCTTGACCGGCTCTGGGCCGAAATCGAGCGCATTGACCCCAACATCATTATCGCGTTGGGAAACACCGCACTACTCATCCTTACGGGTTCGAAGCTCCCCATCACAAAAAACCGTGGAAGTCTCACCACTACTTCCCGCGCGCGTGCGGATGGCACTCCGTGGAAGGTACTTCCGACCTTCCACCCGGCAAACGTTATTCGCGAGCGCAGCCAGCGTCCCATCGTAATCGCAGATTTGATGAAGGCGAAACGCCATGCCGCTATCCCCAAATTCACTCGTCCCTCTCGCAATATCTGGGTTGAACCGACACTTGAAGACCTTACTCGATTCGAACTCCTACACATACGCGATTTCGAAGAACCCTGCGCAGTCGATATCGAAACCGCTCGGGGGACAATCACCGAGATCGGTTTCGCTCCAAGTCGAGATGAGGCCCTTGTGGTCCCCTTCTACTCTCGAACCCACAAGGATGGTAATTACTGGCGTACTTCAGGAGAAGAGAGAACTGCGTGGCTTTGGGTCGCTCGTATACTCCGAAATCTACGAAAACCGATTTTCCACAACGGTCTCTATGACATCTACTACCTATGGCGAGCAATGCAGCTGCCGGTCCCATTTGGTGGAGAGGATACGATGCTTCTTCACCACTCTCTTCAGCCGGAAATGAAGAAGGCGCTGGGGTTCTTGGCCACGATCTACACCGAGGAACCAAGCTGGAAGTTCATGCGGAAAGAAGTAGACACAACGAAGACGGAGGATTGAATGATTATCGGAATCGCCGGGACCAAGGGCTCGGGGAAGGATACTATCGCGCTGCAATTGAAGAAGGAATATGAGTTCCACCATATCAAGTTCGCGGAACCGCTTAAGGAAATGCTTCGGGTTATCTTACAATATCGCGGAGCAAGTTTGCTCATGATCGACGCCATGCTAGAAGGGGATCGGAAGGAGGTTCCGTCCGAATACTTCAGCGGACGTACTCCCCGCCACGCCATGCAAACCCTTGGAACTGAGTGGGGGAGGAACTGCATCGCCTCTGATCTTTGGACTTCCATCGCCGCCGAGCGCACAGCGGCATTTGCAAAATTTGCAAACGTCGTGATCTCCGACATAAGGTTTCCGAATGAGGTGGAATGTGTGCATAAGCTCGGCGGAGAGGTTTGGCGGGTCATCCGCGATATGTCTCACCCCGCGGATCAGCATCCTTCGGAGATTCAGGTCGCAGGTCTTCACTGTGACTACACTATCTACAACCTCGGCACGCTCGAACAACTCTATACAAAGATCACCAACCTTATGGTAAAGCCATGATCTACCTCGCATCCCCCTACTCCAACCCCGATTTGGCAAAGATGCAACTCCGTTACGAGGTCGTTCGCGATCTAACCGCGAAACTTCTCAAGCGAGAGATATGGGTCTATTCCCCAATCGTACATTGCCACGACCTTGCCGAACATAACGAAATGCCGAAGTCGTCCGAGTTCTGGTACAACTACAATGTGCATATGATGAGCCTCGCCGAACAGCTTTGGGTTCTTTACATGGAGGGCACGGAAGAATCCAAAGGCATCGCCGGTGAAATCGCATGGTGGGAGGCTAACCGGTCTAAAGATACCCTCTCCTTCATCGTCGCCGACGCATGGTAAGGGTAATCTCCACCGAAGACCTCCAACCCGGCCGGGCGATGGAGTCGTCCGACCTAACTTCATGGGTGTACAACGGGCTGGATTGCTGCGTTACGCTGGAGATATACGATAGCTTAATCCCCCTCCTCGATCCACAAACAGTCGCCACCTACGAACTGGAAAAGGAACTCCAAGGCCCCGTCCTCGACATGAATATGTCCGGTATGCTCGTCGACAAACAAGAGTTGATGGAAGCTATCGGCTACATGACGGGACTTATTAACACCTACGAGCGGAACCTGAACCGCCTCTTCACCGAAGGGTATGGGTTTGAAATAAACTGGCGCTCTCCGCAGCAACTCCAAACCTTCCTCTACGACTTCCTAAAACTCCCCCCGATTCGCAAGCGCAACGCCAAGGGCGGGTATTCCCGCACTGCCGACCGCGACGCGCTTGAGCGTCTTTCGATCTACCCCATCGTCTCCCCCGTCTGCGAGCATATGTTCGCGTTGCGAGATATGGCGAAGAAACTCGGCTTCCTTCAAACGGACATAGACACCGATGGATACATCCGCTCTTCCTATAACATCGCAGGTACAACCACGGGACGGCTGGCATCCGCGGAGTCCGCATTCGAAACCGGAAGCAATCTCCAAAATGTTGACCGACTACTGCGTCGTATCCTCATCGCTCCGGCGGGAAAGAAAATCTGTACCATTGACTTGGAACAGGCAGACTCCCGTAATGTGGGGGCAATGTGTTGGAATAAGTTTCTCGCTGAACACGGATCCGCCTTCGCCGGGAGTTATCTGGGCGCGTGTGAGTCTGGAGACCTACATACCTCAGTTGTTCGAATGGGATGGCGAGATCTTAATTGGGGCGATGACGAACGGAACTTCCGTGCTGTTGCTGACGAAAACGCGTATCGAGATTATTCCTACCGGGACTTGGCTAAAAAGCTTGGACATGGTTCCAACTACTATGGCCAACCACCGACTATGGCAAAACACTCAAAACTCCCTGTTGCTGTTGCAACGGATTTCCAAGCACTCTATTTTGAGGCATTTCCGTGTATTCCTCTCGGACATAAATGGGTTGAACGCGAGCTTAAGGCTGGTCGTCCTTTGGACACCCTTTTCGGACGGCGCCGCCGATTTTTTGGCGACCCAAACGACGATAAGACGCTTCGAGATGCGATCGCGTTCGTTGGACAAGGAAGCACCGCCGACGAAGCCAACCGCGGACTTCTTATGGTATGGAGGCAATGCAAAAGATTCCCCGGATTTCAGCTGATTGCGCAGGACCACGACTCGGTTTCCTTCTACTACGATGAAGAGACGGAGGATGAAATCGTTCCCTTCGCGTTGAAGTGTATGGAGGTTCATACCTACCTAGCCGGGGATCGGCCATTCTACGTCCCCGGCGAGGCCAAGGTTGGATGGAACCGCGGAGACTACAGTGACTCCCCCGGAAAAAGACTAAACCTAGATGGAATGAAAAAATGGAAGAACGGGGACTCGCGCAAGCGACAAGTCGGGCCGCGAGCAGCGTACAGCCTGAGGTAAGGGTGACAGACTGGCTAACCGCTTTCGCCGGGTTAACGCAGAGCTTGAAGACACCGGACCTTTTTAAAAGATGGTCCGGTGTTTTCACGTTAGGCGCGGCTATGCAAAGGCGGGTATGGCTCCTATCCGATTCACGAGAGGTATTCCCCAACCTATATGTATTCCTCTGCGCCCCGCCGGCGACTGGTAAGGGAGTTGCACTCGATCCGTGTACGGACCTTCTTACATCCCTCGAAGATCACTTCGTTGGTACTCGAAGCATGACCGCGGCGGCGCTCGCGGATGAGATAAACGAAGCAACGGTGTCCATCTTTGTGAACGGCGAGGGTGTGCAGTTCAACCCTCTTACAATTATATCCGACGAGCTTGGCGTTTTTCTCCCCGTCTACGACGCGATTATGATGTCGCGCCTTACCGATGTTTACGACTGTAAGGGGTACTCCGAACGCACCCGAGGCGGGGATCGCATCACCGTAGACAAAGCTCACCTATCCCTGATCGCCGGTTGCACTCCGGCACGACTCCAAAACATGCTCCCCGACGGTGCCTGGAACGAGGGTTTCATGTCCCGCGTAATCTTAGTCTACGGAAGCTTTGATGAAAACCGAATGATTTCTGAAGAACGATCTAACTACTCTCCGGGTATGTTCAACGTTCTTCGGGATGAATTAATATCCCGCACCTCACGCTATGGCCGGGTGCGATGGTCCGCCGAAGGCTTAGAGGCCGCGAATGTGTGGATGCGAGCCAAAATGGCACCGCGCCCACAGCATCCAAAACTCGTCTTCTACAACGGACGACGACATTGGAACTTTATGAAGCTAGTTCTAATCTTCTGCATATCCAGAAACGGAGACCTCGTAAACGCAGATGATGTACTGAATGCGCAGGACCTACTATTGGAAACCGAGACGTACATGTCCGATGCGTTCAAAGCGATGCGTTCGGGCGGGGATCAAGAGGTCATGGAAGAACTCTACCACTGGCTATACACGCTCGGGGTCAAAGATAACCAACCCCGAGCACGTATGTATCTTGTCCGATTCCTCGCCGAACGCGTCCCTGCTCATGCTATTGAGAGGATCATCCTCGCCATGCTTGGAGGAGGAATGATAACAGAGGAACAGGTGAAGAATATCGGCCCGTGCTACCGCGCAGCAAAGTTGGATATAGAATGACTAATCCCTCGTCTCAGGAAGCCCCGATGATTCAGCAACCTTTTGAAACGCTTGTCGAGCCCAGATTATATTGTTGTATGGAGTCAATTGACGTACTGTATTCGCAGTTGATTGAGTTGGAGAATCAACTTCACTCACAAGTTTCAGCGCTCGATTTAATGTGGTATACGACGGACCTGCGACGGAACCTAGAACGTTCCCGGCAAACCTTCGGTCAGTACCTTCATCGGATACGGTTAGGTAATCTCTCGTCCCCGGAATCGCCTGACCAATCTTCATCGCCTGCGCAAACACCCCAAGGAACGGAGAGCGAGCAATTATCTCATCCGCCCACTTGTCATAGTCCTGATTCTGAGCTTCTTCCCACTCACCACGAGCCATTTTATCCACAGCATAACTCAATGCCCCAAGGGCCGTCCCAACTAAAATACCCTCAAGTACCGCCGAGTCCCGCTGCTGAAGACCCGCCATCAAAACCTTAGTATTGGACGACCACATGAAACTCTGGAACTGGAATAGAAGCTTATGCCCCATCGACGCGTCGACAAAGAGCGCTCGCTCCAATCCAGGAGTAACAATCGTCCCCTCAACTTGGGAGAGAATCGCAGCGCGGAATGCCTCCACCGCCCCGGGATCATCCCATGATTGTGTGTTGGGAACCCAGAGATCGCCGCTCTGAACCAACCCGCCATTATCCTGTTGCCGCCAAATCCTTTCAGCGAGGTCACCGTCGATATGAGCATAAGCCAGAGTTTCCCGAGCTTCAGCCTGCGACATCCACCGCTTATTCCCGGTCATAACCGCGTCGAGTGCGTCAAGTATTTTCCCGGCAGCGACCGGCGTGACCCACTGTTTCATTATCTGCGTCCATTGAGAGTACAACCCAACCACGCCTATCTTATTTGCAAGGAACTCTGCGCCTTTTTCAAAACTGTTCCGCCGCCCAGTATCTTCCATAAGATCGGCGACTTGGTAGAAATGGTTTTGAAGAAGCATATCATTCATACCGTTGTAGAGAGCCTCCCGCTGCGCGAAGCGAAGGTTTTTCAAATCAGTGATATATGGCTTCAACGCATGTCGCCAAACACGTCGGAAGCCGTACTTGTAAACGGCAATAGCGGGGTCTACGAGGGATGGCGCAAGAACATTGCCCATCATGGTGAGCACGTTCCATTGCTGGAGCAGCCTACCCCCGCGATAGAGGTACGAATCCGGATCAGCAGGAACCGCGCGCTGATGTCGGAGTCGCTGGACCTGCCCGACGAAAGCCTGCTCTGTCTTCACCGCCTCCCGTTGGAGTCGATCCTGTTCCGCTTCTTTCTGTTTCGGGTCAAGATCCTCTCTGGCACCAATTCTCTGCCGCTCACGTTCGTAGACTTTCCGGATCTTTTCGATCGCGACCGAGCCGTTAAGACCCATCCCGGCTTTGGTCAGTTCGACGTCTGGAACGACGTTGCGGGCGTAGATACGGATTAGCTTGTCCATATCCGATTCGAGGTAACGCATCTTTTCTTCGATAGGAATGTCCAGGGTGCGGAGTTGTTCAGCCCCGCGTTCTGCACCTAGGTCGAGGGAAACTACGCGAGTTGGATCACCGATGATCTTTTGTCGGGTGATTTGGGCGTATTCTTTTCCACCGACAGAGAAGTCAACCGTCCCGTCATCGTTAATCGTACCGCCGTTCTTTCGCACCCACTCGGTCATATCCTCATTTCGGCGGACGATGTTGGACTCTATCTCTCCAATCTTCGCCTTGGACAGTGCGGGGTCGAGTTTGGCGTGAACCGGAAACAACCGCGCCTTCGCGACTGCAAGCTGCTCCTGCCGCGCGAAAATATCCGCGTTTACATCATGGAACCATTCCTCGATCTGGGTCCGGGCGAACTCCGGTCCTTCTAGATGCGCATCGTCTAGCATCTGCCGAAGCTCTGCGAGGTGGGCGGACTTTGATTCCCGTCGCATACCGGAGACGGTTTTGGTCGGATCGAACTCGGTCCCATCCGCCTTCAACCCGTGCTTTAGTTCCAATCGCTCGAGGTCGGCGTCGAGGATGGAGATCTCTGTCTCCAAATCCTTCACGTCCCGGATCAGGGACTTCAATCCTACGGCGTAGGCTTTATCTGAAAGTCCCTTCCGATCCTTGATAAACGAGGCCGCTTTCGCCGCAGTCCGCCGAAGTGCAGCGATCGCGGTTTCTTCGATCTCCTCCATCCGCTCAACCACGCGCTGTTGGCGAACCTCAAGTCGGCCAACAGCACGGGAGAGGAGTGTTGACCGCCGCCGCTTCCGGTTATCCGCGGCGATCATCGCGCGGTCCATCGGATTCAGGCGAGATTCAATATTCTTAATCCGGTCCTTAATCTCATGTTCGAGGCCGGCACGGAATGGACGCGCGGACGGACCAACGAGGTCCACCCCCTCACCTTCCGCGATCTGCTGTTGCACCTGCCGAAGCTGGCGCTTGAGCATCGCACGTTCTTCCGCCAGCTCTCCCGCCTTAGTTTTGGCAAACTCTTCCCGTTGCGTGCGGATTTCCGCCTGAATCTCCGACACATCTTCATCCGTCCGAGAGAGGTCTTTAATATCCTCCTTCGCCCCGGTCTCAAACGTCTTTGCCTTCTGGAGTCGCCTGGCATACTCCATCGCCATCTTCTTCTGGTACGACTCCATAATCAATTGATCGAACCCGGTCGGGTCTTTGATAATCGCGTTCTTGTTGTAGATATGGGTGAGGTAGAACGCTGCGCCGACAATATCGTCCTCGGCCAAATCTTTTGGAAGGAGTTCGTTCTCCTGAAGCTCCTTGAATAGCGGGGTGTAAAACTCATCCCGCAAGCGCGTGGCCAGTTCCCGAACTTCGGGGAGCGCCGACGGCTGCGGCCGCTGCATTTCAAGAAACACCTGCTCGTTGAACTGCCGGCGGGAGAGCTTGCCTCCATGCGGGACAACTCCGAGCCACTCTGCGCGGGTACGATCGAGGTAGTTTAGCTTTTCCTTACCCGTCTCATACTTCCCATACGCATCGTTGATGGCCTGTTGGCCCTTCTGAATATACGTCCGCATATTCAACTCAGTCTTAGACTCTACCGTCCCGCCCTTGGCGTATACCTCACCATCCGCCTGCGCCTTAAAATGCAACCCTCCATCCGCGAGCGTGGCTTGAATACCGCGAACTTCTGGGATTTCACTAACCAAGGCTTGGAGAGATGATGCCTTGATCATCAACCGCATGGATTTATCCATGATCTTTCGGCCAACAGATGCCTCGGCGAACTCCTCTTTCGAGAGAACGTCTTTCAGAAATCCGGGGTCCTGGGTTGGGTTCAGCCGTTTATTCGCAACCGCCGCACCAACACCTTCCGTCTCCCCGATCCCGGGAAGCGCGGCCGAGTCCCAACCGCCGATCCGCCGTCCCTCTTGTCTGCCGTAGTTCTGCGCAGCGGCAACCATTTCCCTCGGCGACAGCGCCGACACCGCCACACCCAACACCCCGCCAAGCGCAGCGGTCGCGAGGATATTCGCCCGGCTTTCCGCCGCCGTCCGCGTTAGCTGATTCGCCGAGAGCACCGCCTCATCAATCGCTGCTGAACTTCCAGCCAGCGCTGCCACCGCACCAATTCCGCGTAATCCGCGTCCAACCGCCCCAAACGGGACAAAGGTCGAGGGAGAGAAGATTCCAGCCGCAAAGTTCGTGGCGAAACCTGTAAAGCCGCTAGCCGCAAGAATCGCTCGACGCTTCTCCTCTTCCCGAAGCCGAGCTTCTGTATCGAGGGCCTCGCCCCGGCTTCGCACATCTTGGAACAGATTTTGATATGGTACGAGGTCAGGCCGCTCCTGAAAGAAGTCGTAGAGAGTGAACTTCGGGTCTGGTTTGAAATCATTAGCGGACAACATATCGAACATATTGACGAACCCCGACTCCTGTTTGAAGGAGGCGTCGAGGGTTTCGCCGAAGGAATAAGCGGGTTCTGAGGTGCGCGGTCCATAGAGGGGCTTCGGTTGAAAATCGACCATTACCGTGCTAGTTCCCGTTCTATTTCTTCTAGTCTGCGAGTCACACGGTCCATCTTCTCTGCGAAGTCGGGCATGGATGGATCGAGGAGGGATTGTTCCTCAAGCAGCGCGCCGCGCCGACCTTCAAAGTTCTGGTTTTCGATTAGGATTTTCCCGTAGTCGTAGAACACCGGCTGAGTTATCGCCTTCATCTTTCCCGGATTGGAGACGAAGTCGTGGTAGTCTACTTCCCCATCCTCATCCACCGGGATGACCAGATAAGGGATTGGTTTCCCCTGAGCGATTGCGAGTTCAGTTTCCGGGAACGGGGTGAGGATATACCGGTCAATCCCGAACTCCCTCCGCACAGTTCGATCCATCGTAATACTGGCTTGGGTTGGGGTGAGGCGGACTGCTTCGGTTTCACCATCTCCATCCACGTCGTATTGGAAATTGGAAAGTGCGATCTCGGGCGGGAGCCACATCATCTGCTGCTGGCCGCCGGTGGAGGTTGCGCCCCAAGTCTCCCCAATCTTCTTCAGCGCGAGGTCTTTCGCACCCTCGGCGTTGAGCGTAGTCGCATAATAGCCGTCAAAGAGGGCTTGATATTGCTGCTGAAGGAGTGCACCAGCGCGACCACTCGGCGGACGAATGTCCCCGGAAAGGGGAAGCCATGAGTCAAAAGTGTTGGTTATATCCGCGGGGAGGAGGGCCTCCATATCCGCGTAGGACTTATCCGCCTTCTTGATCGCTTCCAGAGATTTCCTTCCCTCAACCGTAGAGGAAACATCCATAATCTCCTGAATCTGATCAGACGGAAGTCGCGTCGCCCGGAGCCAGTTATACCCCGACGCGCGCTGGACGAATTCATCCGGGAGGTTCATTGTCAGCGCCGGGTTTGTTCGGTTAAGCTCCGCGTAGATTTCCGCCGCGGTTCCCACCTCGTCGAGGTTCTGTGAGAACAGCATCCGCGTCATCTGGGTTTGCATTGCCTCGGGGATGAAGTTGATCGCCTGAGCGCGGGCAATGGAGGTGTCAATCGCCTCTTTATTCCCCTGCGCGATACCCTGAACGAGGGCGGGAGGCATCATCAGATTTCCCTCCGCGGCGGACAGAGGTTCCCCGGTGGACGCCTTCCGATACGCCTCCTGCGTTTTATATTGCGTTTCCAGCACGCGGTTGGAGATAGCCTGCCCGGCGTTCAAGTCGTTTTGGTTATACGCGACCTGTCCATTCTCCACCGCCTCGAGGTACATCGGACGGAACTCTTCCCCACCTTCCGCACGGGCGTTGAGTCTCTGAAGCGCAACCTCCTGCGCCTGGGTGGCGAGTTCAAGGCGCGTAGTTATAGTCTGCTGCGCATCTCGCTCGGCCTGACCCATGATCTGCTGGATTTGAGAATCGGCGGCGAGAGCCTGATCCAATCCCAATCCATACTGTGGGTCGAACGCCATATCGGGAGTGATACCGCCGATACTCGCGGTAATCTTATCCACGTAATTCTTCGTCTCATCTGGGAGAACGGCGCGGTTCCGTCCCGCGGCTTGATATTTATCTGCCATTCCTGGTCCGGCATTGTACGCGACGAGCGCCAGTTCTACATCTCCGCCATACCGCTGAAGCTGCTCGTTGAGGTAAAACGTGCCGTACTTCACAGACACATCTGGGCGCCGGAGATACGCCGGCCAATCCGCTGCATCCTCCGGGAAATTTCTGTCATGAATCTTTTGTGCGATATAATACCCTGTGGCAGGCATAACCTGCATGAGGCCTTGGGCGCCCTTAGACGACACCGCGTTTGGATTACCATCGCTCTCTTGCCGCATTACCGCGGGGACAAGTCGCTGCGTTACATCTGGAGAGTAAGGAACAGCATACATATTCTCTCGCCCGGTGCGGAGCATCCCGCCGAACGCTGCGCCGTTGAGCGCGGACAACCCGCCATCCGCTTTCACCGCACGCTCATCCGGTCGGAGTCCTGGCGCAGCCCCGACCATCCCCGCGATCCGCGCCTCTACCTCCGCCTTCTTCGAAGGATCGCGATAGACCTCCAACCTTCCGTCTTCAATCGCCTTATCTATCGTAGTGATCGAGTGTCCACGGGTCGCCGAACGCGTGAACTCATCCGCAGACAGGACCAGCGAATTTTTGAAATCCTCAGCTTGGGGGGCATAACGTTCCTGAAGCCAGGAGGGTATGCTCTTCTGAAATTCATCATACCCTTTCTGCCACGTAGTAGCCGCGAGCCCAGCGTAGCCCGAACCATCTGCGGGGAGACCCGTAGTGGCACCCGCAACGTTGCGACGAACAGCACCCTCAAATTGGTTATACTTGAGCATCGCATCGTAATTCTGCCGCTCCTCTTCCTCCTTCGTGCGGATGGCGAGGTATGCGCCGCCAAGCTGCCCAACGTTGCCGAGGGCATTCGCGAGCGACCCAAGTCCGGACATATCCGCCTCGGGCATGACTCGGGGTTCAGCGATCTGTCGCCGGGAACCATATGCCTGCTGGCCGGAGGGAACGTCTTGTGCGCCGATCTTCATCCGCGGAGTGCTCCATATTTACGCTTGAACCAACCGCCGAGGTTGGAGAGATCGTGCCGAACAGCTTGGCTTCGGGAACCGTCAAGGATGGCGTTACCTCCCCCAGCTATACCGCTAAGGAGGGACGAATATCCTGACAACCGGGAAGCTGAAGCGGCGGACGCTGCGTTCGCTCGGGCCATAGTCGCGTCCGTGCGGGCTAGCTGCGCCCCGCTTCGGAGGTCCGCCGCTTCTTCCTTAAATCCCTGCGCTTGGGTCCGGAAATTCCCGGCGTCGATCTGCCCCGCCTCCGCAATCCGCATTCGGTCCCGATCGGCGAGGCGGTGGAGGGATGCGACTACTGCGAGCGGGGTTCGCCCTGTTAGGCCTGTGCTTGCGGAGGCAGAGATGACATCATCTATCTGACTCCGTGCTTCTAGGTCCTGGTCCATCGCGCGCTGTTGACCCGCGAACCCCGCTCTTTTCGCATTCTCGAGTGCTGTGGCGGCATCCCGATCCGCCGCCTGTGCGTTATATTCCCCGAGCGTCGCCTGATTCTTCAGAATCCCGCTTTGGTATATCCCAGCTTGCTCGGCCGCTTTCCCTCCAGCGATCCCTTGCTGAAGTCCAATCAGACCAGAGCCGACGCTCATCGCGGCGCTCAGTCCCGTCAGGATCGTTGCGAAGGCCATAGAAGTAGTGCTCCTCGTTATAGTCCCCGAGCCGCGTGAACCCGAAGAAATCAGCGAACCGCTGTGCGCGGAAATCTTGTTTATGCACTCCGGCGTAGATGAAGCGCCAGCCTTTCATCCCGTCGAGCCAGAGGCGGATTGCTCCGCGTAACTTCGGGGTTCGTAGATTCCGGCCCGGGATGAGCCAGACGAAAACTTCCCGTGTTAGTACTCCAGTTCGAGTCATTCCAAACCGGAAGATTTCTCCATCCTCGTCGGAGATGGAGTAGACTTTATCCGTCAGGGGGTATTTTTCCGCAAGCTCAAGCACCGACAGAGACATCGTGGACCACCTGTAGAATTTCGAGGGGCAGGCCAACGGGAGCGGTGATGGTGACCTCTCCGTTAGGTTCCCAGCCAGAGGTCTGCGATACCCACCTCTCCCCCTTCTTAATCCCGGTCGGTTCGAACCACGCTTCATCCGTCCGCATCGCGGCAAGGTAGTCCCCGACGAGGAACGCACCCGCTCGGCGGAACTTTACCCGAACCGCGTTGGTTTTCATCCGCCGTCCCTCGATAACTTCCCGGGAATCGGTGAGGGGGAGAGTGGTGAGGTAGGCGGAATATCCAAATCCAACGTGGACGATGGCGGCGTCGAAATCGAGGGTTATCGCGCCGTTCGTCACAACCTTTTGGTTCATAAGCTTTCCGTCGGCGATTACGTCAACGGTTGCTCCCTCCCAAGGGATGTTGCTGACAGTGCTGACGAGGGAGTTCATCCACCATTCACCGCTAAGCGCGGGAGCGGGGAGGACCGACTCCGGGGCAAGCTTTGTGATCGGGCGGGTGAAATTGACCTCGACCTGAGTGGAACTGGAGCGGGAGGTTATTACACCTCGACCACCACCCAGGCCGAGTATCTTCCCCACATCCCCCGACGAGAAGAGTGAGGAACTGGCGGTGACGGTCTGTTCGCCGGAAGTGCCGCTCACCGTTATATTTGCCGCGGGGTAAACCTTGGCGGTGGAGACTGTCCCGTCGAGGTAGATGCAGTCCTCGATCTCTTGTGAGGGTTCGGGGAGCATCATCTCAAACGACTTCATTGTGGTGCCGTTGACGACACGCTCTACTTGGAAGTAAATGTGCTCATCCTGCCCCGCAGAAAGTGAGGCTACGTCCCGGATTTTCCCTTGCATGGAGGTACGGCCGAAGGCGTATTGGTTCTGCTCGCGGGAGATGGTCGCGGAGAATGCGTATCCATCCTCCCACACCCCATATCCTCGTTTATCCTGCGCGTAAGTGAAAGCAAGAGATGTGATTTCTCTTCCGTCAAACAGGTGGCGAGCAAGGATAGAAATCTCTCGTCCCTGATATTGGCGGGAGGTGCCTTCGACGAAGAGCATTTGGACGGAACGTTCTTTCGGTTGGACATAGACAATGTCCTCGTGAATGACCGCTGGGCGGAGCCGGGTGGAGCCGATGAAGCTTTGTGGGTCTACGAAACCGGAGAGGGGGGTGACGGTGTTACCCTCGCTCGCACGAAGCAGGGACACGCCGAGAGCGGTGAAGAGAAGAAGTCCGAACTTAACCGGAATCGCATGGAGGATCGGTGTTACTTCTTCCGCGTCGAGGGTGTAGGTGTAAGGATTGGCGGCGGTTACGAACTCGCTCTCATTAAAGGTGAAGTAGTTTGGCTGGGTTGCCCAAAGAGTCATGGGCTCATTCGTCGTACCAGCGTAGCCATAGCGTTGCTGGAAGCGGAAGGAGACGGAGGGATAAGTACCAGTTGCAGGGGTTAGAACTATGGCGAACGTAGCCGCACTCCCACCACTTGTGGTAACGGTAAGCTCGGGTGCAACATACCCCGATCCGGGATTGGCGATATAGACTCCAATAATCGCGCTATCTTGCACGATCGGGTAGCCAACAAACCCCGTCCCCGGCGATCCGGTGAGGGTTAGGGTATCCCCCGTCGCATACCCACTCCCCGCCGCAGTTACGCGGATACTCTCCACCGCTCCCGGCGCGAATGGATCGCGGTAGAATGTTGGGGTTCGAGTGAAATCGGGAGTGATGTTCGCGTCTTCGAACGACGTTCCGCGACTCGTACCGATAAACCCCATCGGCATACCGATGTGCATCTTCAGCCCCTCAGGGACTACGAGGGAGCGGTAGACGTTGTAGTAGAGCGCTTCGGTTACAGCGGTCCAGGAGTAGGTGGCGTGACCTTTGACCTGAGTGAAGTCGATGGAGTTGCGAATGATCGCGGGACGGGTGATGCCAGTCTCGCGTCCATCTGGCATAACCGCGGAGATAGCGACGATGAATCCCGCGTCGCGGTCGGAAATAACCGCTACAGCGGTAGCATCATCACCATCGGTGGCAGAAAACTCCACGGTTGGAGCGGAAGTATATCCGGTGCCGGGTTTGATTATCGTAACACCGGCGATAGCATCTCCATCCGCATCGTCGGCTTCGAGAACGAGGTGACCGACAAAACCACTTCCACCGCCGCCGGTGAGAGATACAGTGGATGATTCCCCATATCCATCTCCGTGATTGGTCATGCGGATGGCTTGGATGTAGGAGTTAGAGTCTTCGATAGTCGGGGTTTGTGCAAGCGGCGCGCCAAGGTTCCGAGTTTCCTCGGTAAACGTCCAGGTGGTGGAGGTGCGTGTGAGGAGACGCGGGGTGTAGGAGGGATGAGTGAACTTAATCACGTCCAGGTACTGCGAATACCCCACCTCACGAAGCTGGGCGGAGGAATACGGCTGGACGAGGGTGAAGACTTTCCGCGCGTTCGTTGCGCCCGCAGTTGTAGTCTGCGTCGTGCCGAACATATTCTTATAGGTGAAAGTATCGTCCGTTTTTGTATGGACGTAGAATAGATTCGGGGACGAGTCGAGGTAGAACAAATCTCCCGCGACATACCCGTGCGCAGTCGCGCTAACTGTCCCCGAAACGATCCCCGAAACTACTTTCGCAGAGTCGAGTACATACCCACCATCTTTAACCAATCGGAGATAGCCAGTTCCCATAACAACCAAATAGGAGGAGGCAAGGTCATTAGAGAAACGAAAAGGGATGAAGCGGATTTCGTCGGCTGGAGTTTGGAGCCAGTCGCCGAACTGCGTTCCTTTACGCTTGAACGCACCTCCGCCAAAATTAATCTCCATATTATGAAGTGTCTTCGCCCCGAGGTCATACTGCTCGAGGTCGGAACGTCCCCAAAGTTCTTCGCCGAACTCGCCGGCGCTAAAGCTGTGCTGGATTGGGCGCATAGGAGATCGGTGTTACCGGATAGATGAAGCGTTGGCCTTCGATGAGGGAGAATCCTCCATCTCTGGCGGCGATCCACGGCGGGACTACTTCGAGGATTTCGTCCTGGTCGATATTCGCGTAGAAAGTCATGGACTCGACGTAGTGCCGCTGCCACTTATCCATGCAGATGCGGTACGCGGATGGATCACCGGTGAGGGGGTAGCAGATTTCCATCGCCAAGGTGTAGGCGATGAGGGTGTAGAGGGCGTTGTCCCAGATATTCGGGTCGTCGACCTTCACCGTGTAGACGAGTATTGCGTCGGTCGAATGGGTCTGGATGGTCAGTTCCCCGTTCAGAAGCTCGAGGGAGAAGTTCTCATACGCGGAAAGAAACCGCGGACGAACCATTCCCTCCGGCACGGCGTAAGCCTTGGTCCAGTTCGGGGAGGGATCACCGTCAACCCACGCGTCCCCAAGGTCGCGTTCCGCGATAAGGGCTAGCCGCGCAGTCGTGCGGAGGTTCTGCCAGTTTGCCGCCGCGAAAACCTTATCCCGCGTCGGGATGTAGAAGAGGTTACACAACTCCGCCTCACGAGTCTGATCGTTGACGGAGTTGAGTTTGCCCCGGGAGCCAGAGGCCCCCAGAGCGATGTTGTAGAGTTCGAGGATCGAACTCATCAGCTGTCCGCGTCCGCGTAAGCCTTCCAGCCGGCCGGATCGGGCGACAGGAACGAATCGATGACGAGGGCAGTCGTGGTAGCATCCGCGGTGATGACGAGGGTTCCGAGGAACTTCTCGTAAACATTCCCCTCGGTCGGGAGCGGGAAGACCCACCGCCGGCCTTTGGTGAACGCGGTATAGGCGAGGATTCCGGTCTGGGCGTGAACCGTTGCGGAACCGTCGGTAGCGACCGCGGCGGTAGCATCGGAGGCGAGGACCACGTTGATAGTGGCCGAGCCGACCGAAGCCGCGGCGGTAACAACGACGAGATGCCAGTAGATGGGCTGACCGTTGCCGATGTCTCGGGCAACCGACAGGTCGATCTGGCTTCCTTCGAGACGGGTCGCAGCAGTGCCGCTAGCCGCCTCGTCGTTGCACATCTGGGTGAGGGCGTCAATGATCATTAGGTCGTCTCCTTACTCGACCAGAGTCTCGTCGGCGGCAAGAACGTCGACACGGTTGATCGGAATACCGTCATGGACGAACTTCCGACGCGGGGTGATGCCACCGACATTCTCCATCGTGAGGGTCGAGGTCTTGGTGAGCAGCGCCTTCTGGGTGCGGTACTTCTCGGCGACAGTGCGGTTCATGTAGAACGCGAGGCGGGTGGTGGAGAAGGCGTCCGACGGAAGCAGCGACTCCATGTAGGACAGCTGCATGGGGAGGTTCACGCCGCTGGACGCATCCGCGACAAGTTCCGACTCATCCACCTGCATACGAACCACGTAACGCCAATCCGGCATCGCGAGGCCCATATCCCACCGCCAATAAGTGCGGTAGACCTTGTAGTAGCCGCCGTTGGCGTCGGCCTTGATGTCCTCGCCCCAGTCTTCTTCCTTGAGCCCGATGTTCGAGCCGCGGGGGACGATGCCGAACACGCTCTTCGGCGACCAACCGATCAGCCACACGGAGGTGACGTCGGTATCTTCACCGATGGAGTTGGTGATGATGTTCTGGCCGTTGGCGGCGGAGAGGGAGTTGAAACGCTCCTCCAGTCCGACGATCTGGTCCGTATCCGACGAGACGCCCTTGAAGATGGCCTCCGCCGCATACTGTCCCATGATTTCGATATGCGGGCGATCTTCCGCCGCACGGAACTCCATGGGATTCGGGGCCAGCTGGACAAGGCGCTTGTCGACTTCGCTCAGCGACTCCAAAAAGCCGCAGTTGTCAGTAACCTGCACCTTGGTGCCCTTCGAGGGCTGGACACCCTGATAGAGCTTGCCCCAGGTTGCGGCGGGGAGACCCGTGCGCACACTGTGGCGGTGACCGGTGAGGAGGTTTCCCTCCTGCCAGACAATTTCGTCCAGGATTTCGTTGGTCTCGTTCAGAATCTCGGCGACCGGCATGATGTTGCCGTCCGGACCGAGATGCTTTGCGAGATCGATGAAGGTAGGATTCGTTGCGGTGAGAGCGGCCATGAGCCGTTACTCCTTAGTTACCATTGAGGGATAGCGCGCGGCCAACCCCGTCGGTGCGACTGCCGTACCGCCTGGAACCACTGGCTTTGCCTCGCCCACCGCTGACGCCACCTTCTCGAGGAAGGAAAACACCGCAGGGTGGGAGTGGCCGCCCGTGATCGCCAGGAACTCCCGGAAATCATCGCCGCCGTACGTGTCGATCACGCCTTCCAGCTTTGTCACGGTTGCGTCGAGCTTGTCACCGTAGTGCTCGGTGATTTGCTTCACGTTATCCGCGATAAGCTGGTTCCACGCCGTATCTCGCTGCGTTCCCTGTCCATCGACAGCCGTCTGCACGCTCTTGACGTAGCGATCCAAGAGCGCGGTCATAGCCTGCTCTGGAACTTTGTAGTCCGACGCGATTTTGGCAAGGAAGCTCTTGTCATCGTCGGAAAATGAGAGACCCTCGGCCTCGGGAAACTTAAACGTTTCCGGGTCGAACGGTGTCGGTTCTGCCGGAGCTTCGGGCGCCGTACGGAGGAGGGGTTTGGGTTCACCCGTGGCGTCGATCGGATCGGCGGGAGGAGTTGCCAGCGCCGGATCGGGATCGGTCGGGGGAACTGCGGGATCGGCCGGGGGAGTCGCGTCGTCGGTCACGAATCGTATTCCTTGATGCTGTTAAGTTCTTCTTGACGGAAGTGTTCGATCTCTGCGTTTTCTTCCATCAACCTGGTGAGGCCTTTTGGGGCGGCGATCGTTAACTCAGAAAGGATTGCGTTCCCCACATTCTGTTCCCCGCATCCGAACGCGGTGACGTAGGGGTCGGGAGAGAAGGGTTGGTTGTTGAGGGCTTTTCCGATTTGAAACAGCCACCATAGGAACCTCCGCCCGTGCTCGTGTTCGGTGAGCGCGGACAGCGCCAATCGGCGAGCTTCGGCGTCATCCCTCTTGAATTTGTTTTCTAGCTCGGATCGGGTCATGGGAGGATCATGCTTGTTTTCAGGGGGAACGGGGAGTGTGTGTAGGGGTGTATCATGCATCTATACACATCTATTTTCCATACCGCTCTCTTATCGCCCGCTCCACGATGTCGAAAGACTTGTTCTGCTCTATAGCGCGAGTTACCATTTCTGGGGTTAGCTTTTCCGCGAACTTCTTATCGATCATTTTAAGCGACGAATCGCGGCCACGTTTTTCAATGTTGGTGGACTTACGTGTTGGGGATTCATCAAGCTGTTTTTGAATCTCTGGTGTGAGGCGGAACTTTGGTAGCGCGCGGAACATTGCTGTTAAGCGTTTTTGCCCTTGTTTTCCATGCTGTTCGCGCATGGCTTGAAGGTTTACAAACTTCTTCTTCTGCTCTGGATCCACGGGTAATAGTTTTTTGGTCTCGGGATCGCGAACATAAGTTCCAGCTTTTCCACCGTATACATCCTTAAACAGCGCTCCGATTCGCGCTTTCATTAACTCATGGGGAGTAGATCCGCGAGGCATTATCCCACCAACTGTGATAGTGCGTTGGCCGCTCCGCCAACCGGGATTTCGGAGAGGGTCTTCGCCCCTTGCGCAAGTTGCGGGATAACCTCCGCTGCCCCGGCCGCCTGCTGCTCCTGCTGCTGCCCTTCGATCTGCGCGCGGATTTCGTCGAGGGTTCGTACATCCTTTGCGGGAATGCCGAGGCGGTCCGCATAGTCCAAGATCAGAACAGGCCAATCAGGAACGAGAAGTGCCTCTTGAACAGCGCCAGCGATATTGCCAAGGAATCCAACAAACCGCTCCACAGGCGCCGCGCCAACCGCGCGTTGAGCGTCGTTGAGGACGGAGGCGTAGTTGATATTGATGTCTTTATTTCCGACTTCGGCGGGGGCTGGAAGGAACATCCCCTTACGTAGCATGATTTTGAAGATACGGCGGAGACTGGTATCGAGGCCTTCCCCTTGGAAACGCTCAAGAACGGGTCCGAGAAGGATGAGCTTTTCTTCAACACGTGCGTCGATCTCCGTTGCGCTGCGGACGGTGTTCAGTTGGGAAATCATCTTGAAGAGGTCGTTGAAGAAATGCTCTCGGATGCGTCCCTGCACCATAACGATGTCGTTCGTCATTTCTCCGAGGGGGAGGTTGATCTGATACGCGGGTCGCATTCCGACGGAAGATGCACCGGAGACGTAGGTGACTCCGTTGGGGAGCAGGGCGGTGGGCTGGTTTTTGAGGGAGAGGTCCGCCACCATCGGTGGAGACATAAGTTTGTCAAGACCTTGCGCTTTACGCTTGGTTTCATGTTGAAGCTGTTTGATGTCGCCGAGGGCGTCGTTGGAGGGACCGTTGCCGTATGCGTCATTGCCGATGATTTGCCAGCGCGGGGTGACGCATGGCCACTCGCGGAAACCTTCGACGGAGAGTACTTCGCCGGGAACGGAATTGGCCTTTTCCCATATGATCCGGCGGTAGGTGAAGATTGGAGCGAGGTTGTATGCCTTCCCCACGTTCGGCTCAATCATGCAGCAAAGATCATGCTTGTCTCCGAGGCGACCGCCACCTTGCCGGTATGCGTTCTTAATCGCAAGAGAGCAGTTCTCGATTCCGAATGCATCTACGATCTGCTCGACCGTCCAACGGAGTTCGTAGGAAAACCGATTGACCTGCTGCTTTTCGTTCTGGCCGAGGGTGTACTCGCCGAGGGCGAAATTATAGCAACGGAATACGTCGTCGTCGTCCTCGTGGATCACCATCGCCGCGGTGTTGAAGATGGAGAGATCGACGTAGATCGTGGCCATGGAGGTGTAGTAATTCGACTCACCCATCACGAACATCATGCGGATGGTGCAGTCGTCGAGCCACTTCTGAACGGACGAGTTAATGTCCACGTTCGGGATACGCAGGCGAAACCACGGCCGAGCGGGAGAGGTAATGCCGTTAAGCATTCCAGCGGAGAGGGTATTCGCGGCGAGGGTAGCGGTGCCATCGAGAATCTTCGGGTTCCGCGTGTTCGCCGCCCGCTGATGGCTGGTTTCCAGCGTCGCGTATCGGCGGGGGAGGATATAGTCCGCAAGATCTCGCCAATCATGCAACCACGGATCGCGCTCGCGTTTCTGTGCCTCAACAAGAGACTTCAGTTTCCGATGGGTCTCTTCCGAGATCTTCAATTTAGCCTCCAAGGAGCGTGCGGCGGGTGCGGCTCGTGTCCGGCTTGCGGTTGAGAAGCACGCCGAAGTTCGGGTTGAACGCGCGGGATTGGTTCCACGAGGTACCGGTGGCGGCGGTCGTCTCCGACGGCGAGCGCGGCGGGGTCGGTGCGGGCGGAGTAGCCGGGGGAGGTGCGACCGCACGAATCGGTGGGGCCTTCGGCACCTTCGGGGACAGGAATGACATTAGAAAGCCTCCAGCGGGTTGTAGTCGTAATCCGGGGCGAGTTCCTTCGGTGGTCTACCGTACCGATCGAGGGGGATCGGGAGGAACGTCAGCGCGAAACTCAGAGCCAGCGAATCAGCCACATCTGGGCTCCATTTATTTCGCTTTTTAATATCAGCTTTACGTTCGAGCTGGATCGCTCCGTCGTTATCTCGCAGTCCGAAGGTAGGTGCGGTAAGCTCCTCCACAAGGGAGTGATCGAGTCCCCGGACAAAATCAGGGATGCATCCAGTAGCCAACCACTCTCGCATACACGCCCACATTTCTGCACGCTTGTTCGCCGTTTTGTCACGAGATATTCCATCTGGGGAGCGGCCAAAATCAACGCCATAGATCATACAGGGAAGTTTCATATCGAGGAGGGTGTCGACCACACCCGCACCAACACCGCCCTCGTCTACAAACACCGCCTCGGGGTCATATTCGAGCACGGCAGCGCGAACCTTCCATGCAAGTTCTGTTGTTCGTAGTCCGTGGAAGAGTTGAGGGTGGATGGAGCGACCATCCGCTCCACGGCGTACGAATATAGAGGACAAATCGTCGCCGAATCGTGCCACATCGACACCGATGACGGTGCGATATTCGTTACCTTCGCGAATCGGGCGCTTCGTGGCTTCCATTGCGAGTTCGTAGGGTATGAAGGAAACCGCATCTTGCCTCGGAAACATACCCTTAACACGAACGCGGACAAAGTCAGAATCTTCTCCATAGTCTTGAATCCAATCCGCGATGACTTGCTTATTCGTCCGCCGAACGGTGCGGGAGTCCAGCATTTCGAACTGCCAGCGGTGGCCGAACTTCCCGCCCGGTGCGGCCTCACGGAACCGCCCGGTATTTCGAGTTGGGTTTCCAAACATAACCCAAATAATCTGCGTATCCGCGTCGGTCAGCGCACCTTCCGCGACTTCGTGGATCATATCAGGGATGGCGGAGGCCTCGTCCATAAGAACGAAGATTCGACGCCCTTTGTTGTGGAGTCCGGCGAAGGCTTCCGTATTCCGCTCCGACCATGGTACGATATCGAACCGCCATGTGCGATCGTGTTCTTTATCTCGCGGGAAGATCGCGGTAGCGGTTACTTCGAAGAGGTCCTTCGCGAGAAAAAGCCGATGCCACTTCCCAATCTCCGGCCAGGTTTTGGTCTTGAGCTGGGTTTCGGTGTTGGCGGTAACTACGCCTTTCGCGTTAGGCACGGTGGACATCGCCCACCAAGTTAGGATGGAGGCGAGGGCAGACTTTCCCACTCCGTGGCCGGTTGCACGGCCGAGGCGGATTACGTTTTGTCCCTTTCGGAGGCACCGCCCGATATAATCCAGTGCCTCCCGCTGCCAATCCTCGAGTTCCTCATGTTCGAGGTCCCCCGGTTCACCCCAGGGAAACATAACCTGAGCGAAGCCGAGCGGATCAAGCTCGTACTTCGCGAGGAGTTCGATGAGGTCGTCGGCGGCTACCATATTGCGGTCAGTTCCTCCGCGGTAGTGCCGCTTTGGTTGATCTGCTTGAACCCAACCGGGAACAATCCCGCGGGGAGTTCAGCGGTCGCCGCCGCATCGGTCATATCGACGGCGATTCCGGTGATAACTCCGGCGGTGCCGATCATAATCGCCCTGCATGGAGGGGAAAATGTGACGTTTCCGCCGGAGATATCTACGAGTTCGAACCGGCGTCCCGGATCACTGCGAGTCGACATTGATTACCTCTACGTCGATGGGTGGTAGTAATTTAGCGCGTTCCCGCGCCCGCTCCAAACGATCAGCGAAACCGATCATGTGGTTGTGATTCTGAGTCATGGAGGGACCATGGCCAGTTCGGTCTGCACCGAGGGCAATCGCCTTCATGAGTTCAGTCGTCTCGATCCCTTCCGGGTCTTTCTCCATTCTGTCCGCAAGGATTTCTGCTGCATCCTGTGCGATCTCGCTTAGACGTTCTTGCAGGTCGAGGAATGCCGTGTTTACCATTTGCCGATAGTGGGTAACGAGTTCCGCGAACGTGGGGTCATCTAAGAGAATGGATACGCGATTGACGGTGAGGTTACACGCGAGCGCGGCCTCTCCGCTAGAAAACCCCTCCGCAAGAAGGCGGGCGAGGCGATGGTGGCGAGCACGAATCCGAACAAGGGCGGTCGGCTTGACATGGCGCGGTTGATCTAGTGCGATCATATCCGCGTCGGTCAGGGGCCTGTCTACAACCGCGATCAGTAGATCATTCATCGGATTAGCCTTTCGCCACCATCAACCTAGCACGATTGCGGTAGCCTGACAAGAGAAATGTTACATATCGGTCCCCGGCGACCCCATCGCAGCGATCTGTGCGCAGACGGCTCCGCCGATTTTTACCGGTTTATCGAGAAGGTCGATGCCTTTTGTTTCCGCGGCCTCGAGAATGGCAGCGGTTGCAGCGGCGAGGGACATGCCAACGACGCAGAGCTGATTCGGAGTCATGGAAGAGAAATCCGGCCGCTGCTCTCCGATCGGTTTGTTCGGGTCGCAGGCGGCGAGAACAAGGATGGGGATCATCAGGAGAAGGAGTTTCATTTCACTTCCTCAGGATTGGGGTCCGGTATAGCTGGAACCGAGATGTTAGTTGGCTCGCTGTTGGTTGCGGTATAGGCACCCATAGCCGACCAAAGGGAACCCCAAAAGATACCAACCTGAGCGATTAGGATTTCTGTGGTCGGTAGAAACTCTGGGATTCCGGTGGTGTTATACAACAGAACGAGGGTCAATGTAATGGGCACCTGTACGGAATTGCCCGCGAGAAGAGCATTCCAGAACTTTTCGTTACCTTGAAGTTTAAACGGCCACCAAGTCATCCGTTAACCTCCTTGGGGATTTTCGACAGATGGTCGTCCCCGACCTTGAACGAGGGACAAGCTTTTTTGTTGGTGTAGTCGTTGTGGCCTTTGCACTTCTTGATCGCTGGATATTTTTCACAAAGGGCGGTGACGATGGCTTCGAGGGAGTCGCGCTGTTGCGCGGTGCGCGTGTCCATAGGGACTACCCCGGCGGTGGTTCCGCTTGCCCCGACTCCGCCGACATACACTATCGCGAGCTTTCCTGGATTATGTCCTTTGATATGCGCACCGATCTGTGCCTCAGGCCGTCCGCGTTCAATCGTCCCATCTGTGCGGATTACGTAGTGGTATCCGAGATCGCTCCACCCATCTTTCGAGCCTTCCCATCCAGGTGTCATGTGCATCTGGCGAAGGCCAGCGGCGGTTGAGGGATTGAACCCCGCTGTGCAGTGAATGTCGATCTCGTCGATAGGGCGGGTGGCAACGGGCTGTAGGCCGACGAGTTCCCGGGCACGAATCAGCGCATCCGGGGCCTGCGGCGGAAGCCATCCCGCTCGTTTTAGAGAGGCGAATGCGGCGGCATAAGACTGGTCGCCCCAGATACCGTCGATTTCTCCCTCATAGTCACCCATCGCCGCCCACGCAGTTTGGATTTCCATGAGGTCAGATTTGAAGTTACGCTTCAAGTTAGTCTCCTTCGATTGTGACTACACGAGCTTGTCGATCGTATAACCAAGAACCCTCCGCGGTTGTTCCCTGTTTTACAAAGGTAACTGACCGCAGCGGGATGGTGTCGAAAAGTAGAACACTCCAACTCATGTAGTAGACAGTCCCCGGATCGTTTAAGCACGGGGTGGTTTTACTTGTTGCAATAACTATATCTTCGGTTTTTTCGGGATCGTATTCCCTGATCCCGGAGGAAAGACATATTCTCCCATCCGGTTTGATAAAAGAATGTGCGTAACGAACACTCATCTTTCCCGGCCAACGCACGAGACGTTTGAATGTTATCTCTCCCAGGGTCGGGTTAAACACTACATCGAGCGGACGAAGGAACAAAGACGAAGGGACGAGGATGTAGAGTAGTAACACCAAGGCGGTAGTAAGGAGGATGTGAAAGACGGTCCTCATTGTTTGCCTGTGAATATGATAGTTCGGTAGGTCCAGATCACACCGAGGAGGGATACAATCACAGACCCAAGGAAGATGAGCGCGGAACGCAGTTGTCGCCGCTCCGCTTGGTCGCGTGCTTCCGCCTCCGCCTCCAGGGTGGCAATACGACGTTCGAGTGCCAGATTCTCGTCATGGAGTTTCTTAAGTTCCCATTCAACAAGTGTTTCATGCATCACGACGCTGCCGGAATTTTAAAGGGACGAGAGATACTACCCACACCGGATGAGTTGATCGCCCAAACAAGACCTTCGGTTACGTCGTCGTCGATGAGGAACCGAGCGGATGCGCCTGATTTCACTTGATTGTTGTAGACATAGATGAAGTTGATCCCGCCGACTGGGAGGGTTGGGGTGATGGTCACTCGGTTGTTTCGGCGGGTTACGATGATTTCGCCGGTTGGATCGGCCGGGCGGTTGTTTTGGGCGATGAAGAGTGGGAGGCCGGAAAGAAGAATGAAGTCGTCGCCGAGTTTGATAAGCTCGCCGGGATCGACAGGGGCTTCGACAACAGGGGCTGCCGGTCCCTCAAAGGTTTTGGTATCTGCGGAGGGCTGAGAGTTACCCCCCGCGGTGATGACTCGGACCTTCATTGGGGATGAGGTTTGTTCGAACTGCACAGTGTGGTCCGAACCGCCCGGAGTGCGGGGACGTGGGCGCCACACGATGCGGCCAGAGTCCGTTCCCTCAGCTATGGTGTCGGTCCAAATCCCCACGTTTTCGAAGAGATACTGAACGCCGGTGAAGGTGGCGTCGTCGAGGGTGTTTGTTCCGTCGGCCTCGAAAACGATCGGGGCGTAGTAGGAATTGACAAGACCACTCTGTGCGACGGGGGTTAAGAGGTTCCAATCGTCCGCAGCGGGGATGAGGGAAAGGATCGGGTCCGGCTCGGGATCGGGTATGTCGGGACCGGTGAAAGTTTTGGAATCCGATGCGGCGGAAAGAATGCCGTCAGTTTCCCGTCGCCAGTAAAGGTAGAGGTTGGGGAAGGCTTCTTCCGCCTCGACGGTGTGGCCGGTTCCGGTGAGTTCGACTATGCGAGTTCCGTTCGGGAGAGTTCCGCGCTCGATAATGGTTTGGGTTATCCCGTTACCCGCGGAAGTGTCCACGACGCTCGCGGCCCAACGTAAACCGACGTAGTTAATTCCAGCGGAGGTTGGTGGAATGGCGAGCTGCGCCGTGTACTCATCAGGAACGCCTGGAGCTTCTATAACTTGGTGAATTGACCAGTCGGCAAGGGCGAGAGGTTCCGGACGATCTACCACTCCCTCGAAAAGATCCCAATGCCAGTCGAGGGCAAGGGCGACTTTGGTGGAGGTGAAGAATGGGGACGTATGTCCGCCGGGACCGTAGAAGGACGAGCCGTTGTGATCTACATCGACGGTAAATCCGCCGGTAGTGTTCATCCACGTTTCCCACGCCTGCGTGTCGTTGAGGTTTGCATCTTCGGTGCCGCAGAGGACGGCGCGAGCAGGGAAGGAAGTGAGGGGGCCGATGAGGTTTTTAAGTGAAATCGCAGCATAGCGGGCGGGTTGAGATGCCTGCGTGCCTAGAACGGCGGAAAGAAAATCCCCAACCGTTCCGTCGGTGTAGCCCTCATAGGCTCCGGAGAACCCGGAGACCGAGTTGAACTGTGTCGGCATAAGTGCCGCGTAGTACCACGCGATCCAACTCCCCATGGAGAAGCCGGTGAGGCCAAGCTTTTGAGGGTGGACTGCGTAGCGGGTTGTGATGAAGGGAAGACCTTCAAACTGGAAGTGACTCCGGAGTTTGGTGTTGTTTACCCAAGAGGCGGTGAGGGCGTCAACTCCCCAGCCAGCTACGTCCCCGGTCGCACCTTTAGATACGTCAAACGAGGCCATGTACATTGACCGCGACGCTTTAAGCGCGGTTAGTGTTTGTGGGAGGTCCTGGAACAACCGTAGCGATGAACCTTGACCGGGGAAGGAGAAGATCATCGGCAGTCCCGCGGGTTTCCCCGGCGGACAGAGGACAAACCAGTCGATGTTGCGCCCGTTGAGGGGGGAGGATATGGAAAATTCCTCCACGGTCCAACCATCGCCGGGAGAGGTATCGACGGTAACTCCCCCGACTATATCCACGCCGGTTCCGGGAGTGACAGTCTCGACCCAATCCTTCCCATCGGAGGCCGGAGTTAGGGGACCGTTGGTTACGATCCGACGGTAGACTCGAAGATCGGTGAATGGAATACCCGCGGCGCGAAGGTGTGAGCCGTCGGTGGAGGTTAAACGAACTCGTTTGAACCCCGGGATCGCGGAGAGGTCTGTGATGACCTGGGTCGTGCCGTTCCCGGCGCTTACGTCTACAACTCCTTGCGACCAGCGGAAGCCGACGTAATCGAGGGTGTCGACAATGTGGAGAACGGCAGTGAACTGCCCGGGGACGCCGGGTTCTTCTACAACGTCTCCGATCGACCATTGGCCAACAGTGATTGCATCGTCTGGTTCTTCCTCGCCTTCAAGCGGAGTCGGGCCGGCTTTATTCGGGATTGTGGAATCCCATCCGGTGGGGAATACGGTGGGGGAGTTGGAGGTGACGTTGGTTGAGATAGTAAGTTCATCGTCTTGCACCGAACCGCCTGGATTTTTTATCCCGTTCGCGGTAACGTTGTTTGTGATGGTCCCAGAGTTATTCCCCATAACTGAAATGCCGGATGCACCGTGTGCGGAATTGGGAATGTAAAGGATTTTGTTCCCGTCTATCAGTGCATCTTTATTACCTGAGATTTGTATTCCATGCGTGTGATAAAGCTGGCCGTAGTTGTCCCGAATAATCGTGTCTCGGTGACAACGACTCCCGGCAAGAACTTGTGCCATCGAGGGGCCGACTTCGTTATGGGCGAAGATATATTGGCAGTAAAAGCCGTAGCGCGGAGGAAGCATAACGTTTTCGGTAATGGTAACGCGAGTCCACCAACCGAAGGTGTCGTTACCGGCGCCTTGGATGCAATCGGGGTGGCGGTTGACGCCGTTCGGCGGAGTTACAACCGCTCGAGGCTGGTCGATATGTTGGTTATGGAAAAGGTTTTCGTGGACAAGGATGTCTGTATGTGAGAAGTATATACGAAGGGCGTCGATTCCCCATTCGGAAAAGTCGTTGTTAAGAACTTCGCCGTTGGTGTTCGCGCCGCCGGGGTTCATTCCCGCGTGCATGGTGAGGCATTCATTCCATCCGCGGTGGATGGTTGGGGTATCACCTGACCCGCGCCAACGGCAGTTGCGGATTCGGAAATTGCTATTCCCGCTCCACATAATTGATCGCGCGGTCGGCCAACCCTGATGAGGTGCGGAACCCGTATAACCATCATGCTGTGTACGCTCGAAGGTTATACGCTCAATATTCAGCCCATTCTTCCGACGGATGTCCCACGGATCGCGGACGAGCGCGGGATTTTCGTCG